AATATAGAGCATTGTAAATAAAAACCGCTAAACCATAGTATTTATGGGATTTAGCGGTTCTTTTTTTTACTAGATGAGTTCAAAATGAGTTCCGAAAATTAAAATTCACTATTTTTAGTTGAGTTATCAACGGTTAAACTCTCTAATTTGTCTACAGCTTTCCTATTAGCTTCTGGCATCATGTGAGCGTAAAATTCAAAGGTTGTGTTTTTATCTGCGTGACCAATCTGTTTAGCGACTGCTAGAATATCTCCGGTAGCTGCGTAAAGCATTGAAGCATAGCTGTGCCGGAGAATGTGAGGACTAATTCTTGGCAAGCCTAACTTAGTACAGTGATATTGCATATATGTTCTGATAGCCGACGGTTTTATGCCATCAAAGATATAATCTTCTGGTTTAGCCTTATAAAGCGTGCCTATGTAGTTTATGATTTGATTATAGAGGTATTTCGGTATTTCAACATCACGCACGGAGCTTCTTGTTTTTGGAGTGCTAATGACAAATTCATCTTTATTGTGTATCCTCATTAGTGATTTATTAACATGAATTTTATAGGGCGATATATCCTCGATTTTTAGAGCCATAACTTCACCTATGCGCAAGCCTGCCCAAAAGATGATATTGAACAGTACTCTATGTGAAGCTATCTTAATATCGTCATAGAAAACCTTATACTGTTCTACTGTCCATAGTTTCGCACGTGTATCATTTGAATATGGCTTTACCCTGTCAGTAAGAGTAACAGGGTTATTTTTTGTCCCGCAATTTCTTTTAGAGAATTCAAAGACCTGGCTTAATTCTGAACGTATCTGATTTAGCAGTCTGCTTGAGAGCCGTTCTTTTTTTGATTTCTCATTTTGAATGGCAAGCCAGCGCATAACTTGAAGCGGAGTAACCTTGTCGACGTTCATATTCTCAAAGAAAGGGAGGACATAATATTTTAATGCCTGGTTTTTCTTGTCGACAGTCGACTGCTTTAATTCTCCTAGCTTCAATTTGCTGTCCAGCTCTTGCTGGTATGCTGCAATAACTTCGCTAAATTTCGGATCATGTGTATGAGTTTTGTTTCTCATGTCGCTTTCATACTTTTCAGCATCACGCTTTTTGCCAAAACCTCTTTTTGTTGTATGCTTTCTTAAGCCTTGCCAATCTTTATACCAAAAAGAGCAGTCCCATTTTCCTGTTTTTGGATTTTTTGTTACTGTCATGTTTTACCTCTCCCTTCATACAAATTTTGCCAAAAAACGCTGAAAAACCTCTTTAATATTTAGCTTATAAGCAACTTTTTGATGCTTCCACTTATATTTATATTAGTAAAAATTAAATGCGCATATAAGCTAAATATGAAGCTCTGATAAGATTTTTAAACTATAAAAATAGTAATATAAACTGTATAAAAACACTGGCTTGAAAAGCAACCTGGAATTTAATGTTCAGACTGTTTTTCAAGCCTTTTTTTATTTTAAAAAGCACAAAAGCAGGCTTTAAGCCTGCTAGTGATTTTTTAACAGGCTAGGGAAGTAGTCTGTTACTGAATTCGCCTTATTGTTTTTGGTTACAAGCATCTTTGATTCCCAATGATTACGCTTGTAAGCTGTTTGCCGTCTGGCGTGTATTTGAGTTGGAAGCTTTGACGAACAGTATTGCCGAAACCGTTTTTGGATTCTACCCACGATTGGACAATAATTTCTTTTGGATTTTTTGCTGCTTTCCAATCACTGTACCAACCAAATTCAGCACTGTCCGGGTATTTTAAAAATCGTTTTACATCTTCTCGCGCAAACGTGAGCAAATCCGATTCATGTTCAATGACAAAATCATATTTGCCTAAAACTGCTTTTCCGTCTACAAACATATCATAATTATCATGACGAATAGCAGTTATCTTGTTGTCTGTGAGATAGATGATAACATTTACAATGCCGTCATCTGCGCAACGATAACCTTTTGTTTTCTGATTGTCTTTATAGCCATCAAGCATTTCATCATGTTTAATTTTGAAGTTATCGGAAAATCTCATATCTGTTATGAGGATTTTTTCTAAAGAATTTGCTGCTTCAACTGGCAGACCGGTAACATCGCTAATATTTTTAGAAAATCTATCTTGCTCGATTTTCTTTCCCTGGGACTGTTTAGTTGTATTTGAAGCAACGTTTAATGATGAACTATTGGAAGAGAAAGTTTGATAGCAAAAGAATAACGTGATTACGCTAAACAAAATCAATAGCTTCTTCTGCTTAGATTTTTCTTTTGCATCTGTAGCTCGAGAAAAATTCTTGTAGAAATTATAGGTAAACCATGCGAATATCAGTGTTAAATAATGTCCGCCAGTCATTCCAGCAGCACCAGCTACTGCTAAAACTCCGCATACGATTAATAGTCTTTGCCAGTTTTTCATTTTAGTGTCCATATTTCCTTTTGCAGCTGTTTAAATATTGTTTTTACACCAACTTTATCATTGAAAGAAAGCGCATTTTTATAAGCGTTGAGAGCTATTAGTTTATTTCCGCAGCGATATTGAATGTCGCCTATGCAACGATAAACGTTAGCCTTTTCTTTATCCATTAATACGTCTTGTAATGACCGTTGAAGTAAAGAAAGTACGTTGGAATAATCATTGATATTTGTAGAGTCTAAATTTTTAAGATGCTTTTTAGCTGCCATAAAAGCTTTTTTCCCTACGAGTGTAGATTCCGCAAAAACAGTGTACTTGTCCTCGTCCAAAAAAATTCCGCTAATACTGTATTTGTAACCTATATTATTTGATGAGTTAATGGTAAAAATGTTCTTGTCTGTGTCAAAACTTACTATATTATCCGCATCCGCTATCGAAGGAAATGCAGCAGCTGTTGTAGTATCGTTCCTTAAATCAATGATAACAAGATTATTTGCAAGATAGCTTGGCCCATTACAAAGACTTACAGCTGCAAACAATCCGTTTTCCGAAAGAATAGATAGCATAATATTTAATGGAAATTCATTTTGATAAATCAATTCACCGTCCAAAAATTTTATTGTTATTCTTCCACATAAAGCATCCCTGTTTAGCCATTCCTCTAACAAGAAATATCCGTTGTCTGCGATGAAAGCTGTGTACAGATTTACACAACGGTGCCCACACGTTAGCAATCGCTCAGACTTGGCATCATATACATAATAATCATTTTGTCCCCACATTATTCTATAATGACCATTTGGCGAAAGTCTTGAATATAATAATATGGCTGCATAATGTTTGCCCCACTTTACAACGCAATTGTCAGTTAACAATTCCTGCTTTGTTTTGATTGGATATTCTAGCACTTCGTACCGACTCCTTTCGATATATACGAAAAAGAGGACGGACATATGCGCCCTCTTATCGCTGTAGTTCTTCTACAAAATGGCTCCCTAAAGGAATCCCCCTAACATCAAGTTGAATCATTAAATCCGTGTTTTACAGTTTCAGCTTGTTTTCTTTGCAACCAGTTGGTTGGCAATTTCTATGCAGAGTAGCAGGAAATACACATGCTCTGTTGTTAATTGTCGAATCAGCTGTGCATACTCGTTAGTGGTATGACATCGACTTCGTTTTAACCTCCTTCCTTTAGATTGCAAGGTATTATGCCATGCTGGCGAAGGGGAAGTCAGGCCTTGCCTTTGCCTTGCAACAGCCCTTTTATAATTTGCTCGATAGCCATCTTTTGGGTGTCATCGAGCTTCTGAATCTGTTTAGCAATCTCAATAGCCTGTTCGTCGAGAAGCTGGGCGTTGAGCTGCTGTTTTACTGCTTCGGTGTCTATGCCGAGGGACTTTGCTTGTTGTTCTGTTACACCGAGAGCGTAGTCTTTATCTTCATAAAAGTAACCTACTGGAACGTTAAAGTAATCAGCTATTTTTTGAATTTTATCTGCTTTTGGTGTTGATTTACCATTTTTCCAGAAAGTAAACATTGAGGAAGATAAACCTGTGTCTTTACAGACTTTATACGCAGATGTATTAGACTTTTCCAATAATGCTGCGAATTTGTCGTAGTTAAGGGACATTATACACCTCAATTTTAAAAAAAATAAGCGAAAAAACACTTTACTTTTATAACTACATCTGTTATAATATAACTATAAAAATTAAACTAAAAAACGCTATAAAAATTAAACGCTCAGAAAAACGCTTTATTTTTATAACTATTCTATCACGTTTTATTTTTAAAATCAAGAAAGGAGAGAATTTATGTACAAAAAATATGCGATGCTGTTAAAAGAACGTAATGTAAGCAGCTATAAAGTAGCTAAAGATACTGGCATTTCGTCTTCTACATTTACTTTTTGGAAAAACGGCAAGTGTAAACCGAAGATTGATAAGCTTCAAAAACTTGCCGAATACTTCGGCGTAAGTGTTGATTATTTTTTAGATTAAGGAGTGAAAAAGATGAAAAAGGTATTGCAAATCTGCGTATGCATTATCTTTGCATGGTGTTGTCTTAGCTTAGTTGGCGGATTTTCGGACAGCCAGGTGCAAAGGCATACAGTTACGCACATTGTACAAGAAGGCGAAACCATGTATGGAATCGCTGACAAATATTTTCTGCTTAACAAAACAAGGATTTGTTTTGACGAGTTTTGGTATAACGTATCCGAAGATAATAAGCACCTGACCGCCAACCGCCGTTATCTCCAGCCTGGAGATGTGGTCACTGTTAATTACTACACAGTGAAAGAACAATGATAGCAGGGCATAAAGCCTTCTCGCTATACATTAATTGTAACAGAAAGGAGTTGAGCATTATGGCAGAAAGTAAAGCTAACATCTATAAGGCAGCTAGAGAATACGCACGAATTAGCCGTGTTGATGCTGCGGAAGCCTTTGCTATATCTGCTAGTTGTCTTAAGGATTACGAAACCGACGTGCGTGGTGTTCCGGATGTTACGGCATTGCAAATGTCTCGGTTGTATCGTACACCTTGGTTAAGGGTTCAGCACTTGCAAAGAAATGTAGTGTTTTGCGACGTTTTTGGACTTATTCCTCCGGCTGATGATTTGGCGGTGAATATGTTAAGGGCGCAAAAAGAAGTCGGTGAAGTGGTTGAGTTGTTTCCGCAAATGGTAGCGAAAACAGTACAAAAAAAGCACCTCGGCGACAGTCTTTTAAAAGAATGCCGGGAAGGTGCACAGGCTTTGCTTGTGTTGATTGGTATTGAAGAAGAACAAAAAGAAAAGACCCCCCACGCTAATAGAGAGCCTTTAACCTATAAATAAAGTCGAAAGGAAATCGGTTTAAAAAATAGGTCATATATAGTATAGCATACGGAAAAGAGGTTGTCAAACATGGAAAGCAGATTCTACACAGCTAAAGACATTGCCAACCTTTTAGGCGTAGGCGTTGGAAAAGGCTACTCGCTTATAAGGGAATGGAACAAAGAGCTTCAGCAAAAAGGCTATACAACTGCACAAGGCAGAGTAGTTAAAGCCTATGCTGATTTAAAACTTGGTTTCGGAATTCAAAAGGAGGATGTATATGGTAACTAATGAACAGGTCAACGCCGTGTTAGCTCGCAGCGGACTTAGCATGGAAGGATTCGAAGCTTTTAGAAAAAGAAAGCATGGTGAGCATAAGCAGACGAAAGAGAGCTGGTTGAAAGACTTTAAGACTTGCTCACACTGTACCAGGGATGGCAAATGTAAGTATCAACACTTCGGATACCACCAGGAAAAACAGGCTGTGCGTGAAGGTGATGTGTTAAGCTATAACGTTAACAGCTTGTCGGTAAATATGCAAACATATCCTAAAGTTGGCAGTTATCGCGAATGCTGTCACTGGGATGCTGAAACAACTCTTAAGCTTCACAGCAAACTCGAAGAGCTGGTTAAGGAAGGAAAGGTGATTTAAATGGAAATGAGCGAGAAAATCGACGCTTTGGCTGAAGCCTTAGCAAAGGCTCAGGGCGAAATGAAAAATGCTGTTAAAGGCTGTGACAATCCGTTTTTTAAAAGCAAATATGCGGATTTAGCGGAATGCCTGAACGTAGCACGTGAGCCGCTTAGCAAGAACGGCTTAAGCATATTCCAGGCTAACGAAGGAATTGTAGAAAGCAATAAGCTTGCTGTTACTACAATGATCATGCACAGCAGTGGACAATTTCTTAAAGTTACTAGCAGTTATCCTATTCAGAAAAATGATGCCCAGGGTTTTGGCAGTACGCTGACATACGCTAGAAGATATAGCCTTGCAGCAGCTCTTGGACTTGCGCAAGAGGACGATGACGGAAATTCAGCTTGTGCACCGGAACCGAAGCAAGATTTTAAAGCCAAAAACACAGAGCAGAAGCCTAAAGCTCAACCGCAATCTACCGGAAATAAATTTGTTAAGATTACCCCTCAAGGTGACATTGTTGTAACTGTTGCTAATGGTCACGATAAGAACGGCAGACCGCTTGCTGCCTACAAAAACATTAAGGACTTGACTATTGAAGAGCTTGAAAAAATGGTTACGATTCCTCAATATGCGCTTGCTCATACAGCTATTAAGACCTTGCTTGAAGAAATGGGGCAGACAGCATGAGTAAGAAAAGCATATTACAGAGCGACAAGGAGTGCTTTATGTGTGGCACAACATGTAACCTTGAACGTCATCATGTGATATTCGGAACAGCCGGAAGGAAGATTTCCGACAAGCTTGGTTTAACAATCTGGCTATGCTACGAACATCATAAAGGCAGGCTCGGACCTCATTTGGACAGGGAAACAGACTTGCGGTTAAGGCGATTTGCTCAAACCTGCTATGAAGATAAACATAGTAGGGAAGAATGGGTTGAAAGAATCGGAAGGAACTACTTATGAGAAAGAAAGCACTTATGAAGTATGTAAGGTTACTTAGACGGCAACCATTATGGAAGAAGTTATTGTAGGAGGGCAACATGGAGAGCTGGTTCAAGGTTAGTGCCGATGTATTCGACAGCGAAAAAATTAAGATACTTCGTGCTGATATGAAGATTGGTGATAGCCTGGCATTAATGTGGTTCTTCCTGTTAGCTTTAGCTCGTAAAAAAAACGATGGTGGTTATGTATACGCTACCGAAGGTGTAGCGTATACACCTAAAACCTTAGCTGCTGTTGGTGGTTTTAAGCCTAAAATTGCGGAAACTGCTTTAGAAGTATTTCGGCAGTATAACATGATTGATATAGAGGATAACGGCTATATCTATATTGTAGGCTGGGGTGAGTATCAGAACGCCGAAGAGCTTTCAAAGCTCAAGGAGCGTGAGCGGTGCAAGGAAGCAATGAGAGTTAAAAGGCAGCGTGAGAAGCAATCCAAAACCTGTAACAATGACGTAACAAACACAGATGTTACGAAATGTTACGAAGATGTTACGTGTAACAAAAGCGTAACAAGTCAAGATGTTACACGTAACAACGATGTAACAAACACAGATGTTACGGATAAGAATAAGAGTAAGAATAAGAAAGAGAATAAGAGTAAGAGTAACAACAATAACTTTAGTAGTGGTTGTTACGATAAAAATGCTGCCGTTACGTGTAACAGTTACGAAAATGTTACGAGCGATAATAATCCTGTTGGCTTTTGGAATCAAAATGTTACGCCGATAACGCCATACATTGCAGAGCGGTTACAGGCTATTGCTAAGGAGCACGGCGAGCTGATAGCTATGCAGGCGGTTACGATAACAGCGCAGCAAGGCAAGAAGTCAATAGCCTATTGTGAGGGAGTTGCAAGAAACCTTGCGAGCGGTGACAATCAAAAACCGAAAAAGCCGCCGGATAGTTTTAAACCGCCGGACGATCAAACAGACCTGGACAAATATTTTTAGTGAGGTGATAGCATGGATGCGAATGATGTTCAGAATTCAATTACGCTTGCTGTAAATCACATTGCTAAAAATGCTTCACAGCTTAATAAGCAAAACGCAAATGATTATTACGAAAACGGATTGCTTATGTGTGGTAAATGCCATACGCCGAAGCAATGCAGAGGTTTCTTGTTTGGCGTTGAACGAACTGTAACTTGTATCTGCAAGTGCAGAGCGGAAGAGCTTCAGGCAGAGCGTGAACGTGAGGAACAGGAAAAGCGGCTTGCCAGGGTGCAGGAGCTTAGAAAAGCTGGCTTCCCGGAGCGTGAGCTTCAATCGCAGACTTTCAGCCATGATGACGGCGCAGACGAGCGGACGATGCGAGCAATGAAGAATTTCGTTGAGCACTACGATGATTTTCGCAGGATGCATAAAGGATTGCTGCTTTACGGAAATTCCGGAAGCGGAAAGACGTTCGCCGCTGCGTGTGTTGTCAATGCGCTAATTGATAAAGGTGTAGCTTGCTTAATGACTAATTTTGGCAGAGTGTTTAATACCTTGTGGGGTACAGAGCAAAAGCAAGCATATCTTGACGGCTTTAATCAATTTGAGTTGTTAGTGCTTGATGATTTAGGAGCAGAACGGCGCACGGAGTTTGCTCAGGAGCTAGTGTTCCAGATCATCGACAGCCGTTGCCGGAGCGGATTGCCTACAATCATCACAACAAATTTGCCGATTGAAACAATCAAAAAGCCGCAGACGATAACGGAAACAAGAATCTATGACCGCATTTTACAGATGTGCCACCCGGTAGAGGTTACACACGCAAGCAGACGCAGGAAGAAGGTTGCAGAAGGCTTTGCTGCTACCAACAAATTATTAGGATTATAGGAGGGAATTATGGACGCTAAAGAGCTTACGAGAATCACTGAAAGTGCAAATCGTGATAAAGATAAGAGATATTTTACGACAATAGTAAATTTCTATATCAATATGTATCATGACAGCGGTGAGGTTTATTATCTGCATAAAGCTATTGCCGAAATCAAAGCAAAAATCAAAAAAGAAGGCGGCGAAATTTTCTGCCAGGACAATCCGTTAAAGAGAAAGGAACAAAAAGCATGAACAAAATCATTTTATTAGGAAGATTAACAAAAGACCCGGAGGTAAGATACACTTCTACAAGCAAGGTTGTTGCTCAGTTCACGCTTGCTGTGGACAGACCTTATTCCAAAGACAAACAGCGTGAAGCGGACTTTATTCCTGTGGTTATCTGGGGTAAACAGGCTGAAATCTGTGGCAATTATCTTAGTAAGGGACAGCGTGTATTAGTTGAAGGCAGACTGCAAATTCGCAGCTATGACGCTAAAGACGGTCAAAAGAAATATGTAACCGAGGTTATCGCAGAGCATTTTGAATTCATTGAGCGTAGAGAGCAAGGCGGCGAATCTCAGCAGAAACCGGGAGAAGAAAGCCAGGACTTCCAAGGTTTTGGCAGCGCAGTACCTTTTAATGAGGAAATTCCGTTTTAAGCGAGGTGCAGAATGAAGATTAAAGACGAAGTTAACCGCTTGCGTAAGCTGGCGTTCACTGAAATCGAATTAAAGAAAGATGATTTCAAGAAGATTTGCAGTGAATATTGTTTTTTGTACAAAACGATATATCACCAGACCTACAATCCTAGCATGAAGCTGATTAGCACGTGGGGAAGAAGCAAGGTGTATGTTGATAAGCTTGAATACATTGATGTGCTTCAGGACTTAGCTTATCTGAGGTACGCTTTCAGCAGAATGAAATTCAAGGGGTACAAGAAACATGAATCAGCTTAAAAGTATCCTCGTGGGCAAGCGTAGCAAGGCAAGCGGTTCGTTCTTTGAAAAGATGATTGACGCAGGCTGCCAGTATTACGAGGAACATGGCATTGCGAAAATTGAGAAACAGAGTGAGCCTGTGCATTATATTCGTCCTTATGGAGCGCATGGACAGTTCATTGCCAACTATGCAAAGAAAAGCGGCGTTGACTACAAGGGAACGCTTAGAGGTGGTTTAGCGGTGTGCTTTGAAGCGAAGCACACCGACGGCGACAAGATGCTGCGAAACAGACTTGAACCGCACCAGCTCGAATACCTAAAGGTTCATCACTTTTTAGGAGCAAGGTGTTTTATCCTGGTATCGTTTAATCTGACAGATTTTTACAACGTGCCGTTCCTTGTATGGGAGAACATGAAGTCACTATATGGAAGGCAGTACCTGAAGCGTGATGACCTGGAAGAATACAGAATCAGTAATACAGGCAGAGTGTTAAAATTCCTGACTGTAACGGAGGGGCAACAGTGAAATATCTACTTGGAACAACAGCCGAAGGCAAGCAATGCTGCCCTCATTGTAAGCAGGAAAAAATAAAGCTTGTCTACGGCGCAAAGATTGTAGACAGAAAAGGTGCTGTAAAATGGGCGTTTAGATGCTCATCATGCTATGGCACAGTTTGGCTAAAGTAAAGCGAAAGGAAGTCGGTTTAATGCAGAATAAGGATTGGAGCTATCTGCTAGGGCAGAAAATAGGTCTGCTGACGGTGCTTGAAATTTATCCTCCAGGTGTTATCAGCATAAGACCTAAAAAGAAGGTTTCTGTTGCAAGATGTGTTTGCGAATGCGGCACAGAATGTTACAGAGATGTATCTAACCTTGCACGGCGACAAGGAATGAGCTGCGGCGGCAAGGAGTGTAAGCACAAAATCATGAGCCTTGCACAAATAAGAAGGCAGGCAACCAATAAAAACAAGGCTACAGCTCAGAAGCCTGTCGAGAATTTTTCAAAAGATGAAGAACCGATAATCACGAAAAAACTGAAAAACAAATATGTCTGCCCTTTCCCGTTTCCCGGCTGCGTGAGAAGCGAGGTTTGCCACGTATGCTGCTGGGAGTGCGATAAGGAATGTAAACAGTGCAGTAATAATCCGCAACTGTGCGGAGCAAGGAGATTAAAATGAGAAGTGTTAAGGAGATTTTAGTAAATGAAAAGTTTCAAGCCTACAAGAAAAATGATTTTGCTTTTGAAGGCTTGGTGTTAATAGGCTTCCTGCATCTGCCGGGAATCAAAAAGAACTTGCAGTGTGTTGTAGGCGTTGAGCCTGATCAGGACGGCAACCAATGGGAGCACGTGAGCGTGAAATTTTGCGGCACGACGAATAAAACACCTTCATGGGAGGTTATGTGCCAGGTTAAAGACGTGTTCTGGCTACCGGAAGAAGAAGTTCATCAGATTCACCCAAAAGAAAGCGAGTATTTACACGGCGTAGGCGGGATATACGATGTTTTGCATCTGTATCGTCCTGTAGGTGGCTGGAAGCAGAATCCGAATAGAGGTGAAAGTAATGGCTGATTTTTCATTAAAGACAAAGTTCACAGATGGTGGTGAAGTCTACTTGTTGTCGACTGTTAGATTGCATTTTTACAATTTCGCTCCGTATGAAACAATGCTCTTTAGAATTGACAAAAACGGAGTTAGCTACAAGGATTTGTATTGTCAACGCTATTACACGCAGCAAGAAGCCGAAGAAGGACACAAAGATTTACTCTTACGTGTTGAGCGAGGAGAAATGTTTTGGGAAACAATATGACGCACAGACATCGGTATGAGGTGATATAAATGAGTAAATTACTAAATGGAATTATCGACATGATCATGGTTATATTAATCATCGGTATTCCTGCTATGTTTGGTGCTCTGCTGGGTGCTGCGATTGGGTGGTTGATATGGATGGCATGGTAAAGCGTAGACAGCAAAAACTGAAATATTATCGTTACTGCCTGCGTAAAGCACATCCGCTGTTCCGGGTGAGCGTTGTAGACTATGAAGTGCGTATGGAAATGAGGAAAAAATATGGTAAATAGAGATTTAGACGGAATTTATTTTAGAGTTAAACGTAACAATCGTTGGGAAAGCGTTTGCTTCTCGGACTTGACCGACGAAGAAATGGACAAGGTACTGGAAGGACATAGCGTTCAATGGCTCAAAAGCACTTGCAAAATCCTGGGACACACCATTAGATGTATCGGCGATGAGCTGAAGATTGTCGGCGGCAAGGAGGAAGAGCGAAAGAAATGTTAATTAAGCTTAAGAATGGCACGTGGCAAGATATGAGCAATGTTGTTGGCTTAACAGTGACGCTGTGTAAAGGTATGAATCGCTGCTATTATACAATCCTCGTAAGCATGAAAAACGGAGAAGAATTCGGCTATAAAGAATGTAGCGATTATGAAGAAGCAGAGAAAGCTATGGATGAGCTTGCTAAAAAAATCAATGCATCGCAAGGAGGCAATAATGGATAAGCCGTTTATTTTAGATCCGTGCTGTGGAAGCAAGATGTTCTACCATGACAAAGAGAGCGACGCTGTTATGTTTTGTGACATACGAGAGCTGCATACAAAGCTCTGCGACGGAAGAGAATTACATATTCAGCCAGACAAGATAATTGATGTAACCAACATGGAGAATATAGCAGATGAAGCATTTAGCTACATCATTTTTGACCCGCCGCACCTGGTAAAAGTTGGCGAGAGCAGTTGGTTGGCACAGAAGTATGGGCAACTTCCGGTGCTATGGGAAGAGTGGATGACAAAGGCGTTTGCTGAGTGCTTTAGAGTGCTTAAACCTGGTGGGATGCTGCTGTTTAAATGGAGCGACGAGGACATTCCGCATAAGGATGTGCTGAGGTGTGCGTTACCTTATCTTCCGCTTGCCGGAGATAAGCAAGGGAAAACACGTTGGACGTTTTTTGTAAAAATAGAGAGGTGATAATAATGACCGTCGAAGAGTTTTATAAATGGGCAGTCAAACATGACTGCGAAGGAATGGAAATAACAGTCAAATGCTATGACGAAAATGGTAAAGAAGATGAATGCTGGCTCATTAACGACCGGTGCATCGAAGAACGTCAAGGCAAGGAAGTGGTTATTAATTTGAGATAAAAGTTGAAAGGAAGCGGAGGTAGTAGCAGTGAGCAAAAATCTTATTCCGGCAGTCGCTGAAATGCTGGGGCTAAAATTGAGAGAAAAATTTAGGATTGACAGGTATGACGAAGTATATTTTTTCACCGAGGAAAATTTAGAAGTAAACAAGGCATATCCTCAAAATATACCATTACTTGCATCGCCTGATGTGTTGGAAGCATTAATCAAGGGAGAATGCGAGATTATTAAAATTCCCTGGCTGCCGAATCGTGACGAAGATTATTGGACGTTTGGATTGTATTGTGATAAATCTTCAAAGCTGAAGTGGATTGCAACTAGGATGACTTGGAACGGCGAGCCTGACGATTATGCAGCCTATAAAGCTGGGTGGGTGTTCGCGACGCAAGATGATGCGGAAAAAGCATTGTCGAATGTAGCTAAAGAGCTAAAGACGCCATATATATTAAGGGGGCAATTAAATGGCTAAAAGATTATGTTGTGGTTTTCGTGGAAAAATTTATTATACCGATGTCAACGAAAAAGAAGGCATTATGGTAGGTCAAAGAGTAGAGGTTACAGATTCAGCCGTTGAAGCTGTTATGGAAAAGCTATGTTATATGGCTGAAAGCAAGAAACCGTTTGACGGCAAGGCTGAAATTGAAATCAACGGCTTTAAATTGAGCATTGATGGTACAGGCAATCCGAGATTTATGGAAAAATACGGAGGTAATAAAAATGAACGAACCAATTGTTAGCCCGTGGCTGATTTACTGGGCAGGAAGAATAGACATGATACAAGGGATTTGCTGCATAGTAGGTTTTTTTGTAACTATATATGCCGTGTTTGTTGCATTAGCAGCTATGACAGCCTTTAATAATAATGATAAAGACGTTAAGGCAGCTAAAATAATTGTTTGTACGGCTTTGATTTTAGATATGTTGGGGGCATTTCTCCCGACAGAAAAAGAAATATACGCTATGTATGCTGCAGAACATATAACACCTGCCAACATCCAAGCTACAGGTGAGTTTGCGGACAAGGCTGTAGATAAGCTGATTGAGAAGATTTTAAAGGCTAGTAAAGCTGAGAAGGAGTGATAACAATGACGTTAGATGAATTTGTAGCGGTCGTGTTGATTGTGGCGCTCGTCCCGGTAGCCATTATCCAATGGATGGGCTTAATCGTGGCGATTATTGACAAGGTGAGTGACTGGAGAGGTGATAAAAATGATTGACTATAAAAAGGCAGAACAGGCAAAAAGATTGCTCGATGAAAGCGGTGTAGATTATGTGCTCGCTATGGAGGGATTATAAATATGTTAGATAGAGAAAATTTCGATAAAGAGATGACTATTTTAAAAGAAAAATTAAATGAGCTTGGGTACAAAAGAGTGAAGATAACGCGTACTGTAATCTCTAGTGATAGTAGCGCTGTTGCAATTCATTTAGCAGTAATGAAAAATTTCAAACAAAAGTATTAATAAAAACTTTTTTGTTAACAAGTGGAGCAGAGGTGTTAATAATGACAATTGAAGAATTTTATAAGTGGGCGGTTAAAAATGACTGTGAAGACAAGCAAGTTGTTATTTATGCTCACGATAACATTGGAAATGAAGTTGAAAACTGGCTGGATGAAGATTATTTAACAGAAGGTAAAGAATGCGTAAGCATTGATTGTATATGGGAGTGATAACTGATGAAAAAATACATTGTTTCCGGTAAAACAACAGCTTTTATCTCAGTAGAAATAGAAGCAGAAAGTAAAGAAGAAGCCATTAAAAAGGCTTACGAAGAGTGTTCTTTTGTCAACAACAGTGGATGGGACAAATTAATTAGAACAAGCATTGTATGTGACAATGAAGTTGAATATACCCAAGCTGAAGAAATTAACTAAATAGGGAGTGATAATGATAACATGGCAGAATTATTATTAACCGCTGGTACTGACGAAGAATTTTTCGCTATCATTGGTCTTACGATGTTTATGGTGTTTTTAGTATATATAGGTTTTGAGGTTTACGACAAACACTGCGAAAAGAAATGGAGGAAAGAAGATGAGCAAAAATCTAATCCCCGAAATAGCTAAGATGCTCGGCGTGGAGCTGGGAGAAGAATTTAAAATTAAGGGTTATGACGGATTGACTTATAAGCTTACCTATAATGGGCTAGAATTAACTACTGTTGATGGTCAGAAAACGAAATGGTTCGACCACGGAGCATTAAACAGCTTGCTGAAAGGCAAAATGGAAATCGTTAAATTGCCGTGGAAGCCGAAGAAAGGCGATGTTTATTCTACCTTTGGGCGTTTGGGCGATAAGTGGGTTGTTCGCTCGTTGTGGTGGGGCGGATTCCCGGAAGAGTATGCCCTGCTAGACAAAGGCTGGATTTACCGCACGAGGGCAGAAGCAGAAGCAGCATTGCCTGCCGTGGCTAAAGAGTTAGGCGTGGAGTACGAGTTATGACTATAATTCCGATTACTTTGAAGCAGGCGAACGCTTTTGTAACAGACAATCACAGACATCATGGCAGGGTTGCCGGATGTAAATTTGCATTAGGATTAACAAATAACGATACATTGATTGGCGTTGCAATCTGTGGGCGTCCGGTCAGCAGATTTTTGGACGATGGGCTAACGTTGGAAGTTAATCGACTGTGTACGGATGGCACACGCAATGCTTGCTCTATGCTTTACGCTGCTTGCGTAAGAACTGCGAGGGCTATGGGATATAAAAGGGTTATTACATACACGCTAGAATCTGAAAATGGCGCAAGCCTAAAGGCAAGCAATTTTATCTACGATGGCATTGCAGGCGGAGCGATGTGGACAGGAAAGCGGAGCGGTAGGGATAACGGTGTTCCGCAAGAAATGAAACGTCGGTGGGTATACAGGTTATAAGAGAAAACTGCAACATGTTGCAAAAATCCCTTGTAACTGTTGCAAAAAACGCAACAGCTCAAAGCCCTTTGAAAAAGTTAAGGAGATGAAAGAATGAACAACAAACCTATATGCGGTGAATGGCATGGTTATGACGTTATGCCAGTAGAAGAGGAATCTTGCGTTTTTAAAATCAGCGTTGATGATAACGAAGAAGTATTGATTGGCTACCGGCGAAAAAATGAAATTATCAAATTAAACGGCTATCTTGACTATGTTTGCGATACAGATGCCGTTATTCGCTGGTGCTACATTGATTTGAATTAAGCCCTAGGGTGCGGCGGCTGGGTTGGCGAAGCCAGCCTGCGTAAAATCCAAGAATTCCCGCGCCGCCGCTTTTTATAAGGAGGTAAAAATGAAAAAAATAAAAACTATAGAAGCTATAGAAGCTGCCCGGCTCATAAAAGAAATGTGCAGCAAGCGGAAACGCTGCAAAGGTTGCATCTTTCACGATGCTAAAACCGTTTCGCCTTGCAAATTGACAATTTTTCCCGATATATGGGAGGTTGATTAAATGATTAACAAAGACCAAATAAGACGTATGCTGGACATTGCAGATATTAAGACATCGGCACGGCTGATGTTACTTGTTGTCGAGATTGTAGAACTGCAGGCGGACTTAAAAGCGTTAGAGTCGCTTGTACAGATGCAGTATGATAGTCACGCAGTAGATGCTGCTAAAAATCATGTACGGCAACAGCCTGAGTATATGGAGATTAACAACGAACTAAAGAAAGCTACAGAAGCTGTAGTAAAGGCTATGAGCGACCCAGAAGCACGTTTGAGAGCTATGTTTAATGCTAAATTACGTGGAGATATGTAAATTGGAGCAAAAACAATGAAGATATTAAAATTCTCACCGATTAAACGTGAGCAAGGCAGGAATACTTGCCATTGCTATAAAGAAACAGACATTTATGGTGGCAGTAAAAAGCCTATCAGTTTTACAGTCGACCCGGATACAAAAATCTGCTTCTGCAATCACTGCGGCAACATGGTTGAACCTATCGTTGTGCTGGAGCTGATGTGTAACGACTGGCAAGCAATAGCAAAGGACTATGATAGAGCTAGGAAACAGACGTTAAGATGCTATGAGATTGGTATAAAGTTTAGGCCTTATAAGCGTGTGTTAAAGATGCTGCAAGAACATATGGGACGGAAAAATGATATGATGCCGATTTGTCCGCATTGCCGGGAGAAAATAGATTTGGAAAAGTTAGCTAATGGCGTTTGGATAAGAAAGGAGGAAAAATGATGATTAATTACAAGAAAGCCGAACAGGCGAAAGAACTGCTACAAGAATGTGGAGCATCTTTTATAATTGCCTATAATAACAGCAATAACGATGATGTTGTTTGTGCATCAGGTAATTATATTATCCTTAAAAGTTTGATCATTGGTACGATGGCGCAGGCAGCATTAGGTGTGCGTGGCAAATATGGTGAAGAAATGGCTATGCAAGAATTAATGAGCATGATGACAGAAGCGGCAAAATTAGTTCATTACAATAAGGAGCAAAAAAATGAAACGTGAAAAATTAATTGTCCTGCTGTTTGCATTCAGATATGCAGTACATCGTTTAGGTACACAGGCGTTAGTAGACATTGAAAACGAGCTTATCGCCAATATGGAAAAATTCCCGGATTGGATGTTACAGCAAATGCAAATTTCGCTTGAAGGCAATTTTGAGTATATGCAATACAAACTAGAGGAAACCGGAAGAATCGCTTTAGACGATGATTGCCGCTTTCAAAAGCCGCTGCTTGATGCAGTAAAAGCACAAAGAGCAAAGTTAGCAGAGATTGCCAGAGGTGCAACCAATGGAAATATGCTTAATTGATATTGTCAGTTGCACACTGCTTGACGTAGCTGTTATGTGTGTAGCTTTATGGATGTTAAACAGGGAGTGGTAATTTGAAATATTTACATCTTGTTGCAAGTATTTGTATGGAAATTCTTGCTATTATGGGTACTATTGGAATCCTGGTTATAATCTGGAGAGATATTTTAGGAGGTTTTTAAGATGATTAAATTTTTTCCGACGATTGACGCACCAGCGAACACGAAGCTTCCGCAGCGTAGCACACAGTTTTCTGCTGGCTATGATTTTTACGCACCGACAGATATTTTTGTTCCAGCTGGCGGTGAAAGCGTACTTATTCCGCTGAACATTAAAGCTATTATGCCTGGCGATATGGTTCTGATGCTGTTCATCCGCAGCAGTCTTGCGGTTAAGTTCAATTTGTCGCTAGTTAACAGCGTAGGCATTATTGATAGCGATTATGCTAACAACCAGGACAATGACGGCAATATAGGTGTTAAATTCAGAAACAACGGCAGCGAAACTATCATTATCAGAGAAGGTGAACGCTGTGCACAGGGAATCTTCGTGCGTTACTGCGTAACCTCGGACGATGAAGCAAGTGCTGTTCGTGGTGGCGGTTATGGCTCAACAGGACGCTAAGCTTTATCTTATTAGCTGGCGCAGTTTGTTTTCGGGCGAAGTTGATTTTCGTGAAAAAGTGTTAGCTGCTTCGCCTGAAGAAGCTATAAAGATAGCCAGCGAGGGAGAAAGTTCAGAATTTATTGAGCTGATGTATTACCCGGAAGCAAAAGAAATGTAGGGAGTGTATAAAATGCCAAAAAGAGAAAAAAGCATTGAAGAACAAATCAAAGAAGAAACAGCAATGCTTATAGACAGTTTTTTGCGGTGGGAACATATCCGGTCCTATGGATGCCAAGACCCTTTTTATCCTGACGGCGAAAACATGAATTTAATAAGGAATCATATAATTTACGGAAAGAGCAGACTTGAAGAGCTGTGCACTGATATTCCTTTACCAGCGCAGTATTATATGCCGACACCTGATGAAGTTGACGCAAACTATATGGCTGCCGATGGAAAGTATTACGATTACCGGATAAAAAAGTTTGCAGGATCATATCCCGGCATTACCACTAAAACACCGAATGATATAAGCAACCAACAAGAATTATTTTAGAGGTGCTACATGAAAACACCATGCAGAGGATGCACAGAAAGAAAAATAGGCTGTCACGCTAACTGTAAAGCTTTTAACGAATGGAAAACCCAGCAGTGCGAGGTACTGAAAGCTATGTATCTTGAAACGCTAAAGGCTTCGCCTACAGCTGGAGCAGTTGCCAGACACAAAAAATGGATAAAGGAGCATAGATAATGAAAGTAACCAAAACGCCGCTTGAAAGCGTAGAAGCGCACAGTAAGAATCAATATGTTGCATATAACAGCACATTCACAATGCCGTTGCCTGAGAATAACGTAAATCATCCGAAACACTACACCAAAGGCGGTATTGAGTGTATAGATGCCCTAAAGGCTGCTACCGTTGGCAAAACAGGCATTGAAGCTGTCTGCGTTGCCAACATTATTAAATATTTATGGCGTTACGAAGAGAAGAACGGCGTAGAAGATTGCCTAAAAGCAAAGTGGTATCTTGACCGCCTTATCGAAGAACTTAAATAACAGAAGGGAGTAAGCGCATGGAAGATATGACTGTAAATGAAAATCAAAGCACGATAACCGTTCCGCTGGCGTATTTCGAAGAACTTATCGAACGTGTGGCAGAGCAGACCGCCAAAAAAACCTCTAAAAAGCTGTGTGATGATCTGTACAGCAAAGAAGCACAGCGGAGGGATTTCGACAAGCGACTGTATAACGTGCGCTTGCTGCTAAAGAATTACAGAAGCCTTCAAGAACACGCAGCGTTAAAGACTAGCGAGGTTGTCAATATCGACGATGAGCAGATTTCTGCTATTGAGATTCTTGATTCGTTCCAAAACCTGAAAAGCATGGGAGCTAATGAGCTAAAGCTTGAAAGCATCATAAGCTCAACCATGCGAACGAAAGTGCTGATAAACTACATGGACGATATGATAGCACTTTACAAGCAGACCAGGTATAACAGCGGCAAGCAGGAAGATTTGCGCCGGGCAGATGTACTTGACGTGCTGTTCCTTAAACCTTGTCCGCCGGAAGCGTATGTCACTGATATAGTCGCAAGCCTTGCGCAAAAATGGTCAGTAAGCGAAAGGCAGATATGGCGTGATACAAACGATGCTGTCGAGCAACTAACCGCTTTGCTGTTTGGCGTGGACGGCGTGAACCTGCTGGAAGATAAAAAGCGCAGAAGGGCAGCTCGCCTTGCTGAAGAAAAAAATATCGAAAAATAATAAGAAAAACTCACCTTTTATAAAGAAAACTCTTTACAAAAGGTGAGTTTTATAGTATAATATAAGTGTAGGGAAGATAGAGTAACCTACAAGAAAGGAAGTCGTAAAAATGACACAAGAAAAAATAACATTAGCATTAAGAGAAGCACTGCTAGATTGGTTCGACCTTAAAAAAATTGAAGACAAATTCCCTAAAAGCAGCGTTGCTAGAAATAAAGCGCAACGAAAATGGAATGAGGTTGAAAAGCTTGCAAATATGCTGCAAGCAATCGAAGAAGCTAAATAAAAGCTGATGACAAGGGCAATAGCCCTTGTAAAGCTGGCAGGCAGACAGTTCAAACCCTGTGCCTAAAGCTTAAACTTTAAGGAGGACTTAAAAATGACTTATCAAGAAAAGCAAGAAATGAAAAAGCTTGCCTGCAAATGCCTGGAAAAATACTTCGGCTTTGCTCCGGCTATGAAGCAGATTGTTCTGCTTGAAAGCGCAAGCAATGGATATACAGTTGATTATCTTCTGTTCAGCATCGGCTATAACGGAAGAGAATTTCAGCTCAGAAGAACCTTTACCTGGGGTAAAGATACAGTGGAATATAAATATTGCCGCTACGATGTTACCATGATTGAGCAATAGAAAGGAGTAGAGCACAATGAAATTAACTATTAACCAATGGAAAAAGTTACTGGAATTAGCAGAACGTGATTATTGCGAGAAAAAGAAAACTTACGATGAAGGACGTAAGCTTTGGGCATCACTAGGACATGATGACTGGGAGATTAACGAAAAATATTTGCTCGTTGAAAAAGAGCGTAAGCAAGCAGCATATGATCTGTTGCAAGCGTTAAAGACTCAAACAATTTAAGGAGGAAAAACCAATGAAAGAACCTAAAGACATGACTAACGAAGAATTAAAGCAGGAAAACGCTAGGCTGATTAAGATTTACAACAGCTCGTGCGACCCATGGCATCATCAATGCTTGAATGAGCACTTTGAAGAGCTGGAAGAAATTGCAGCGGAAAGAGGTATAGAGCTTTAAAAGCTGATGACAGGAGCTTAAGCTCCTGTAAAGCTACCGGGCAGAAGGTTCAAAGTCCTTGCCAATAGTTTTAGAAAGGAAGTCGATTTTATGAACTATGCAATTTTACTGAAAACTGTGGTTGATGCCAATGGCAAAACCAATTCTGTGGAGAAAGTACCATACGAGGGAGCTATCACGCTTAAGTCAATGTATGAACTGTGCGAATGCGAGTACGTCGACATTAAAGAAGTTCCGCTTCAGCTGGTAGAGTTCGACGGACAACTCGGAATCATTCCCGGTGTTACACTGATTTTCGATGAAGAATTTCTTCTGAAAAATGAAAACCCGGTGGCCAATGAGCTGGCAAGTGCTATTTATGGTTACGGCAGATTACATGACCAATGCTTGTGCGGTAACGTGCTTCTGTGCTACACAAACGAAGAAGGCGAATGTATGCCGTTCAGTGAGAGTGAAGCAAACATTGTTGTAAAGTGCTTAACAAGAATCAACAAGCATATTGGAGATATGGAATTTAAGGTCCAAAAACCAATGATGAAATTTATGACTTTTTAGGAGGGATACATAATGTTGAAATACAAAGATTACTCAACCTTGGTCAACGAACAGCAAAAGGAATACGAAAGCTTTACCAAAGATAAAATGTTCTTTGCTTTTACTGAAGAACAGTTCAACGAAGGCATGAAAAGATTTGGGTTAGCTCCTAATGATACCGACAAGGTTTATCAAATCGGCTTCGGAGGATATATCCTTCGTGCCCAGGCTAAGGCTCATAATGATTTAGTAAAACGCCTGAACATCGAAAAGAAGGAGCACATGAAAGATTTCGACTTCTTGAAATCAGCCTTCCGTTACGAACTTGCTAACCATGAGTTTTGTATAACTTATGAGCTTGACGATACGCTAGATGCTCTGCTTTTGACTTATGAGCAAGTTAACTCTGACCCGGTTATAAAAAAAGCTTTACTTGAAGCCAAGAAAGAATATCTTAAGAATTGCGAAGATTGGATGTGATTGATGTGAGAACAAGACAACTTATAAAGTATGTGCTGATGCTGGAAACGCTCCCTCTTGCCGGAGATGAATTCCATGAACTCATGGAAAATACTAAACGCCGCGAAAAGAGAATCAATGTACTGCGTGAAAAGCTTCTGATGCCGAGAAGCTACTACCCCTACAAACAGCCATAAATAAAAGAAAGAACCAGCGTACACCGAAAGGTGTGCGCTGGAAAAAAGATTGGAGTGAAAGTCATGTGTAAAGTAGCAGATAAAAGTTACAAAGAGTTATGCGAAGCGTTGCTCGGAAAAGAAGCTTATAAGGTTTCTGAACTAACGGCACAGAAATTGTATCGACTGGAAGATACCGACGAGCTGAAAGCATATGGATTAGACAAACAGAAAGCAGAAGCGTTCCTGTGTGGTGTAGAGTTAGGCAAAAGAGCTTTCACCGAAACCAAAGCTGAGGAAAAAAGATACTGCTGTGCTCCGCAAGACTTAGCTGAATATATGATGCCGAAGCTGCGGTATTTAAATCATGAAGAATTCTGGGTAATTGCAGCAGACAGCAAGAACAGAATAATTGAGGCAAGAGCTATACTGAAAGGAACGCTAACTAACTGTTATGTTCATCCTAGAGAGATTTTCAAGTATGCCATCATGAAAAATGCTGCCGCAATTTTTGTAGCACATAATCATCCTTCAGGTCTTGCAACACCTAGCGCTGACGATAAAAAGTTAACCAGGGATATTGTTAAAGCCGGGGCAATAATGGGAATACCTTGCTATGATCATATCATTATAGGTGACGGCAGTTATTACAGTTTCCAGGAAGATGAACAAATGTAAGGAGGAAAGAAAAATGAACGCTTATGAAATTATGTACGTTATGCGCCCGGAGCAGGAAATAGTCGAGGATGTTATCTTGAAGTTCAATAACTTAATCGTTTCTAATGGTGGCGTAGTTGAAAAGACAGAACGCTGGGGAGAAAGAAGGATGCCTTACGTGATTCAGGACTACGAGAACGGTATTTATGTCCTGGTTACGTTTCATGCAAGCAAGAGGTGTGTACTCGAGCTTCACAAAGCAATGGAGATTACCGAAGAAGTGCTCCGGCATATGATTATCAGAAAGGGGGTATGCTAATATGACACCTTTTGATAAATTCAAGGAAACTGCTGCGCTGGTTAATCTTTGGACAATAGAAGAAAAACCTAAAATTGAAAGATTTGGTTGTAGAAATTGCCAGTACGCTCATTCAACATTTGAGAGCTTCGACAGGTTTTTCACTGACCAATACGGAATTTGTAACTGCTTGCCAAACTGGTACACTCCGATAGCTCGCATTGATGAATGTCCTAAAAAGAATAATCCTAGAGTTGGCAAACTCAGTTCGATTTGCAAAGTTAACACGGAGGTGTGAAATGGCTAATATCTGTTTCAATGACATTACAATGGTTGGAGATAAAACAATACTGCAAAGGCTGCGAGATGATATTGAACGTTACCTAGATGAAAATGATGGCAGCATTTATAGATACGGTAATGAGCTTTACCCTGGCAGTAACTATGAAGGATGGTTCGACGATGTTGGAGAAGTAGCTAAAGCCAACGAAGAAGAATATTTCTTGCGGTTTACCGTAGACACCAAATGGACCCCGGCAATGGACTTTTTCGTAAGACTTGCAAAAGATAAAGGCTTAAAACTTTACTATGCTGCCGAAGAACCTGGCTGCGAGCTTTATCAAACGAATGATGTTAACGGTGAGTTCTACGATGAAAGATATGTCTTGTATTGCAGCTGGGGCGAAATAACCTATTATAGTTCAAAGGAAGATTTAGTTGACGGAATAGCGTTTATGTTCAAAAGACAAGGTTATAAGGTTTTCAACAAAGAAAGCGCAATGGAATGCAGCATAAAGGAACTTGAAAAAATCGGCAGAATATTCCTGGTAGACGGAACTAACACATGGTTTGACATAGGAGAATTTGAAATAGTTCCTACCGATGAGCAATAGAAAGGTAGTGGTTAACGTGAAAACATTGTATTTTGAAGGTGCTGGATGGGAAAAGGCAGAGCGCAGCATCAACACCATAGGCAACTGCCGTGTTAGAACAGCATTTCACCTCGATAACGGCAAGGGCGTTTATCTTGAAATTGTTTGCGGTGAAATGCTTGGCGAAAGAAAGAAACTTTATGGCGGCTTACAGTATGTAGGCTTCGTAGACTTCTTATTCTACATCACGGACGAAGAGCCGAACGATGACTGCAATAAGTATAAATTACCCGGTATGCGTAACACTCATTTTGCTTATGACTTCGATTCGATTCTTGATTTTGTGAATAGCCTGGGAGCGTCGTTTGATAAAATATGTGTGCTGCCAAACCTTGCCGGATACAGAGTACATTCAGATAATAGGGCAAAGCAATACAACTATGCTGATGAGTTTACGCTAGACTGGGAGGTTATAAAGAGAGCGAAAGAAATTCACGAATACTTTTACCAGCTGGAGCAATCAGAAGGCAAGAAGTTCCCTAACTTATCTCTGTACAATGACGAAGGCAACAAGACAAAGCTTTACTTGATCAGGCATTATAACGGCTATAATAAGAAATGGCTCATTGATGCGTCAAGCGATTCGTGGTTAAAAACGATGATTGAAGTATCTTAACAAAAAGCCTGCGGGAAATCTCGCAGGCAATATTTTTATAAAAGATTATATTGATTACATAAAGAGAACGCTGTATAATGATAAGAGATATAATAATTAAGGTGGTGCTACTATGTCAATAGAAAACAAAATCAAGGTATTAATCGCTTCAACAGGAAAAAACCAGGCTACATTAGCTAGGGAAATGGGCATTACGCCAATGTCCCTGAACTACAAGGTTAAAAAATGCAAATCACTTAAGCTTCTGCTGGAGCTTGCAACTGCCTGTGACTTTGAGGTAGTTCTGCGCAAGCGTGACGGCAGTATTGAGTATGAGGTAACTAGAGAAGATTTAGAAGAAAACTAACATTTCATAAAGAAAACTCTTTACAAAAGCAGAGAAATACAGTATAATATAATTGTAGGGAAGATAGAAAGCCTACAAGAAAGGAAGTCGGTTATAATGCTGGAAAAGAAAATTGCTGCTTTAAAAAATATGAGTAAAGAGGAATTAGTTGGTGAGTTTGAAAAAATTGTGCTGTATAATACGCAGCACCTGGAAGCTTGCTTGGGTAAATCTGGTCAGTATGAAGAAGCAATTAAGGCGGAAATTCTCAGCCGCATGAATTAAGGAGGGAGGAAATCATGAAGATAGGTCAAGTCGAGTTCACCTGGCGTGCACATCGTCAGGCGTGTGTTGTAAAAATCGGCGGTGAACAAAGAGTTTTCCGCTTCAATAAGAAAACGACTCGTAAGGAGCTGTTTGCGAAAATTCGCTCCTTAATTGCAGAAGCAGCTGGTACCCAAAAGGTTTGCCAGCATTGCGGTAAGCATTACTTCGGTGTAAACTCGCACAACTTCCTGTGCGGTGACTGTGCTCAGAAAGCTGCTGACATCCATCGTGAAGGTGTTGGCAATATTAAGGAGTTTTCCTTCAGCGAAGCTTTGCAGTACATTCCTGAAGGCGTTAACCCAATCGAATATGAGCGTAAAATCGACGCAGAAATTCGTGCGGAACGTCAAGCGTTGGTAGACTTGTGGAAACAAGATGACCAAGCGTGGAATTTGTACTGCTACGGAAAGAGGGCGAGCAAATGAAGTACGAAGTAACTTTTTCATGCGGTCACACCGGAACGGTACAGCTGTACGGCAAAGGTGATGAGCGTGAACGTAAGATTCGTTATTTTGAAGAATATGGCGTATGCTCCGAGTGTTACAAAGAGCGCCGTGCTATAGAAGCAGAAATTGGCTGCAAACATGTAACAATGTTCTACAGGACATATAAAACTGATTATAGTTTCTGCGACGTTTTAAACGATTCTTACGATAAGCAGGAAAAAACTATTACGGTGTTAGTTCCGGAAGCGTTGGCAGATTTTATAGATGCTAAAAATGAGGGCGGTGCTACACTGTTTAATGCAGCTATTAAGATTGCTACCAATAACAAAAACAAGGAAGGAAAGCATTACGCAGAGTGCTATGAGATAGTCAAAGCCTATATCAAGGAACACGCAGACTTTGCCAAAGAATTACAGGCGTATATGCAACAACAATATAGATAAGCAAACCGAAAGGGCGTGATCATTTGAAGCCGGAAGATATTATCAAGTCTTACAATGCCGAAGGCAGCATTAAAAAAGTAGCTGCACTGTTTCGCGTTTCAGAGCAGAAAGTCAGAAAGGTTCTCATTGATGCCGGAGCATATGAAAGTGATATGTCCATACAGGTCAATGATTTGTATGAGCAAGGTTACAGCGTGGAGAATATAGCCGAAAAATTGCGTGTAAGCAAGAGCACTGTTTCAGCATATCTGCCATACACCAAAGGCGTGTATCTTGGCGAAAATCCTTCCAGCAATGCTCTTAAAATAAGAAAGTGCAGAGCTAAAAATGGATAAACCTTTACATGATTTGCTAAATGAGTATATAGCAGCTTATAGCAAAGGTGAAGATAACCTAAGAGCGTTTTGGGAGTATGTTATAAGCATAGGAGCTTATGAACAGATGCGCCAGCTTGCTGTATACCAGGATGTTATTTTTAGCTACAAGAAAGACCAAACAAAGCCTGCCTGTAATGGCTACTGTGAAAAAGTCTACACAGCCGAAGATGCAGAGTTCGCCAGGGTACAAATAGAGCACCTTTTAAAATCATGTCAGTAAGGTGTCATTTACAAGGCAATTAAAGGAATGATATAATTAAGATGCAACAGTTGGATGATAAATCCTTCTCCTAAAAATATGTTGTGTACTCAAAAAGCCGCCTACAAATGTAGACGGCTTTTTAAATGCGTAAAATATAACTAATTATTTTTGAAAAAACACTTTACAAATAAACAAAAATGTAGTATAATATAAGTATAGAAAGGAGGTACAAAACGTGGATGAGGATTTTAAAAATGCAGCTGAAACTGTTTATTTCCTGGTAAACGCTATATTGGTAGCAATGCAAATACAGGAAAAAATTAAAAAACAGCAAAAAAAAGCAGCAAAAAAGCCCCCTGTAAATCGCAAGAGCAAGAAGCGTAAATAAAGAGGGCAGCAGGTAGGACGAGCAATCGTCCTCCTGCCTATATTCTACCACGTTTTAACAAAAATGAAAATACTAATTTGGTTGTTCACTATTGGCATTGTAGTCGAAGCAGTAAGAAATTTTCCTCAAATGAGCCTGCATGAATGGGTATTGTGGGCGCATGGCTTAGCTAGTGGAATTGTAATGTTGTATTGGTGGATAAGTAGGGATTAACATGGAAAGTAAAAAATGGGGCGGTGTTCGTGAGGGAGCAGGCAGACCGAAAGGAAAGACTGCTGCTGGCGAACGCAAGGGACGCAATATTAGAGCGTTCGATGATGAATGGGAGCTTATAAAGCAATTCGCAAAAATCGTCAAAACTGACCGTCAGCGAGCGGAAGAGTTGCTAAAATTATTATAGTTTTATTGGACAGTGTAAAAAAAGCACTGTCCTTTTTTATTGTAAAAAGATGGAGGTACATCATGGATTTAAGAAACAAAATTACATTAATGGCGTTATCAGACATTACGCCGTATGAAAACAACCCAAGAAACAACGAAGAAGCTGTTGAAAAGGTTGCCAACTCCATTAAAGAGTTCGGCTTTAATCAGCCTATTGTAGTTGACAAAGATAATGTTATCATTGTTGGTCATACACGCTATCTTGCTGCTCAGGAGTTAGGGTTAACTGAAGCTCCGGTAATTGTTGCTGAAAACTTATCAGAAGAACAGGCGAGGGCTTATCGCCTAGCGGATAACAAAACCGGGGAACTTGCTGGCTGGGATTTTGAAAAACTGGCGTTGGAGCTGGAACAAGTAGAAAGTATTGATATGGGTGAGTTCGGTTTTGAAACACATGATTTAGATAGCGGCAACATTGATGAGTTCTTTGAGGATGCTAACACCTCATCCGAGCATGAGCAGAAGCCTAAAACTGTAACTTGTCCACATTGCGGCGAAGAATTTGAAATATGAAACTGTATTTAGCTGGCGGTATGAGCTACCGTGAGATGCTATTTGGGGGGGCAATAATGGATTTATATCTTGCAATAGGCGGTGGACAATGGAATAAATATGTTGCTCCTACGTTAAAAGAAATGGGAGGGGTAAAACGTAATGAAAATCTTTCTGGCAGCAGCCGGTGGCGGATGGAACTGGTTCCAAAGAGCATTTTGGCCAGATCAAGAGAACATAAAAGCAAAGGAGAGCATCCCTAAAATGAAAATTCATCTTGCAGGGGGAGAAAGCAGAGCCGAAATTTTGGCTGAAGAATCAAAAGTTCTTCGACCGTATATCCTTGAATCTTTCCTTATGACAACGCCGAAATCAGTACAATACTTGCCGCTGTATAGTGATTATATGCTCGATTCTGGAGCATTCAGCATGTTGATGGGCAATGCGAAAAAAGTTGATTTAAAAACTTATGTAGATTCTTATATTGCGTATATCCAAAAATACAATGTGCAGAAATTTTTTGAGCTTGACATTGACCCTATTGTAGGCTACGAAGAAGTTTTGAAAATCAGAAAATACATTGCTGAAAAAGTTGGAAGGTCACCGATTCCTGTATGGCATAAAAGCCGTGGCATGAAAGATTTTATTGAAATGTGCAAGCGGTATAAGTATGTTGCAATAGGCGGTTATGTTAGCGGCGAATTTACAAAAGGTGAAGTTGAAAAATTTCCTTTGCTTATCAAAGAAGCACACTCGCATGGAGCTAAAATTCACGGTTTGGGATTTACTCAATTAAAATATTTGCCGCGCTTTCATTTTGACAGTGTAGATTCTACTGCGTGGGTATCTGGAAATAGATTCGGGGCAGTATATAAGTTCGATGGAAAAACGATGGTTAAATATAATAAGCCTACTGGTATGCGAGTAAAAAATAAAGAAGTAGCTATTAATAATTTTGTAGAATGGGTAAAATTCCAAGAGTATGCAAAGACTCATTTTTGAAAAGAGGTAATAACAAATGAAAAAAGCAGTTGTTTTATTAAGCGGCGGTGTAGATAGCACTACTTGTTTAGCTATTGCAGTCAAAAAATATGGTACAGAAAAAGTTTTGGCCTTATCTGCTTTTTATGGACAAAGGCACAAAAGAGAAATTGAAAGCGCAAAAAAAGTCGCTGCTTTTTATGGCGTAGACCATAAAGAAACTGATTTGTCGCTGGCGTTCTCTATGAGCGATTGCCCATTGCTGGCTAAAAGCAAGCATGATATTAAACATGAATCCTATGCAGAACAACTTAAAGAGCTTGGCGGTGAAGGTACTGTTGATACCTATGTGCCGTTCAGAAACGGTCTGTTACTTTCTTATGCGGCCGCTGTTGCTGTAAGCGTAGAAGCAGAAGCTATTTATTATGGTGCTCATGCTGACGATGCAGCAGGGCGAGCATATCCTGATTGTACGCCTGAATTCGTTGATTATATGAATAAAGCGATTTTTGAGGGTAGCGGACGAACCACACATCTTGAAGCACCGCTTATCAATCTAAATAAAGCAGGCGTTGTTAAGCTTGGATTAGAGCTTAACGCACCATATCAGTTTACATGGAGCTGCTACGAGGGCGGAGAAAAGCCTTGCGGAACTTGCGGAACGTGTATTGACCGTGCGATGGCATTTGAAGCTAACGGCGTGAAAGACCCTGCGTTGGAGGATTAATATGTATACAGTAACAAAACGATTAGAAATTTCGGCAGCACACCAACTTTCTTTAAATTATGAAAGTAAGTGCAAAAATTTACATGGACATAATTGGATTATCTGCGTAACTTGCCAAAGCGAAACCTTAGACGCTAACGGCATGGTAGTAGATTTCAAGCATATTAAAAACCTTGTTTCTGATATGCTTGACCATCAATATTTAAACGACGTTTTACAATGCAATCCGACAGCAGAAAACATTGCTCGTTGGATTTGCGAAAAAGTCCCGCACTGCGTTAAGGTGTCAGTGCAGGAAAGCGAAGGGAATGTTGCCGTGTATGAAATATAATGTAGTGGAAATTTTTAAAAGTATCGAAGGAGAAGGAAAGCGAACTGGCTATCCTTCTGTATTTGTTCGTTTGGCTGGCTGCAACCTGCGTTGTAGCTATTGCGATACAATCTATGCTCAACAATTCGCAGATGCTGCCAGCAGTTATAATGAGCAGGAGCTTATGGATGAGATAAGCGAGTATAACTGCAAGCGTGTAACTATTACCGGCGGTGAACCACTCCTGCACGACTTGCAGCCACTTCTTGAACTGCTGCACAAAGCCAAATATGAGGTAAATATCGAAACAAATGGTGCTGTACCGCTTTACAAAAAAAGGTTAAGCGGTATTTTTTATACCATTGATTACAAGTGCGGCACGTCTGGCGAATCTAATAAAATGCTAATGGATAATTACAAGCACCTTAACGCAAAGGACGTTATAAAATTTGTAGTTGGCAGCAAAGAAGATTTTAACGACGTAGACCGGGTGCTTGACTATTGCAAAAAAATCAAATGCCAGGCAAAAGTTTACATCTCGCCAGTGTGGGACGCAATCGAACCTGCGGAGCTTGTAGAGTACGCAAAAAATTCGCTGTATAACATCTGCGTACAAGTGCAGCTTCATAAAATTATTTGGGATAAAGATAAAAGGGGCGTGTAACATGGACGCTAAAAAGCTAGAACAAGCCGCAAGGCTTATTATTGAGGGCATCGGCGAAAACCCGAACCGAGAGGGACTTCTTGAAACTCCTAAACGGTTCGCAAAAATGCTAATGGAGCAATTAGAGTACGCAAGTGTCAGCAACGATGAAATCGCAAAGAAATTCAACAAGTGCTTTTCCTGTGATAACGATGATATGGTGGTGTTAAAAGGCATCAACTGCTTTTCTTATTGCGAGCACCATATCGCACTCATGTATAACATGACTGTTGATGTAGGCTATATCCCTAACGGTAAAGTTATCGGCATTAGCAAGATTGCACGTATTGCTGACGCAGTAACAAAACGTCTGCAAATTCAAGAGCGTATCGGCAAGGAAATTCGCGACATTCTTACAAAAATTTTAGGGACAGAGGACGTTATTGTAGTTATTCAGGGCGAACACTCTTGTATGACTGCTAGAGGAATTAAAAAGCCAGGAGTAAAAACAAAGACTGCTTCTTGTGGTGGACAATTCTTGGTAAACGCAGAGCTGCGAAAAGAATTTTACCTTGTAGACAGCAAATAAAATCTAAAGAAAGGACAGGTGTTTTAATGTGCCAGCACGAGGAAATGTTAGCAATTTAAGGCCTGTCCGAAGCAAGGATGAAGCAAGAAAAAGAGGAACTGTTGGCGGCAAAAAATCCGGTGAAATAAGACGGGCAAAAAAAAACTTACAGCAGATAGCAAAAACCATACTTGAATCACAAGTACACGATGATAAAGCAAAAAGCTTTTTACACGCTTTCGGCTTAGACGAGCAAGATCAAAACTATCAAGCCTTAATGATAGCGAAGTTGCTTAACAAAGCTTTAAAAGAAAGTGATGTTAATGCAATTCGCACTCTTGTTACATTGGCAGGAGCTGACGGAGGTATATTGTCGCTGGCGGAAGATGCAAGCGTTGAAACAATAGACGCTTACCAATCTATCTACATTCCAAATAACGGCAGAGATACATTTGAGCCGCTGTATCTAACTCCGCAACCAGGACCGCAAACAGCTTTTATGTGTTCTTCTGCTGATATAGTAATTTATGGTGGAGCAGCTGGCGGCGGAAAAACTTTTGCACTTCTCCTGGAAGGATTAAGGCATAAAGATATAGCAGGATTTAGCGGCGTTGTGTTTCGAAAAAATTATACTCAAATCACAGCTTCAGGCGGATTGTGGGATGCTGCTAACAAAATATATGGACAAGTGCAAGGAGCCAGACCTAAGAAAACGCCAAAACTACATTGGTTTTTTAGTCCTAGCGGAGCAAGAATTCATTTTGCGCATTTGGAGCGTGACGAAGATTTACAAGGCTGGCAAGGCTCAGAAATTTGCTATCTAGCTTTTGACGAGCTGACGCATTTTAGCCGTCACCAATTCTTATATATGCTTTCTCGTAACCGTTCAACGTGCGGTATCCGTCCTTATGTAAGAGCGACGTGCAACCCGGACAGCGATAGTTGGGTAGCTGATTTTATTTCTTGGTGGATAAATCAAGATACAGGCTATCCAATCTACGAGCGTAGCGGTGTTGTGCGTTATATGTGCGTCCTGAATGATACGATTTATTGGGGAAGTAATCCGCATGAACTCGCAAAGGAACACGGCGTAAATGTTGAAGAATGCAAGTCGGTTACGTTTATAGCGTCTAAACTGACAGACAACAAAGTTTTAATGGCTAAAGACCCTTCGTATATGGCTAACCTTAAAGCTTTGGCAGAGATTGACAAAGAACGTCTTTTATATGGCAACTGGAAAATCCGTCCTGCTGCTGGTATGTACTTTAAAACAGAAAACTTCACCTTTGTTGATGCTGTACCGAAAAATATCGTTGCTTATGCACGTTCCTGGGACTTGGCAGCAACAGAGCCTACGCCGCTTAACCCAGATCCTGATGCAACAGCAGGCGTGTTAATGGGACTGCTTGACGATGGCAGAGTAATCGTCCTTGATGTAAAACGCAAGCAGATAAAGGCGAATGACGCTAGAAATCTTCTGCGTAACATGGCAGCAATAGACCAGGGCAAATACAAATTTGTACAAATCACGATACCGCAAGACCCAGGACAGGCAGGCAAGGCGCAAGCTCAAAGTCTTGTATCAATGCTTGCAGGATATTCGGTAGAGATTGTATCGCCGACAGGCAGCAAAGAGGTTCGTGCTACTCCATTTGCTTCACAGGTGCAGGCAGGAAACGTCCTTATCCTTAAAGGTGAATGGAATGATATGTATCTGTCAGAACTTGAATCGTTCCCGGAAAGCAAGCATGATGATATGGTGGATGCGTCAAGTGATGCGTTTAACAAGCTCATGAACTCCCGCAGCTGGGGCGGCTTAACGAGCTAGGAGGAATAATGGTAAAAAGAAAAGATAATTCAATTCGTGCAGACAGCGGATTTAAAGATGCTTTTATTGCACGTAAAGCTCGCAATTATGAAGGTCTGTTAAATGAGCGAAAACTCACAGACCAGGCTTTAGCTACAATGTACAGAAATGCTCTTGTGCGTAGAATTGTTACAATGGCTGCCGATGATGCTATGAAGAATTTTATAGAAATCGAAGGCGATTCTGACGATTGTATCTTGCAGGAGCTTGAAACGCTGTTTGTGCAGGAAAAGCTTACAGAGGCTTTATATTGGGACAGACTGTTCGGTATGTCTTGTGCTCTTATCCTTGCTGACGATGGCCAGGAGTTAAGCGAGCCTATTAATATCAATCGTTTACGCAGGATTAACGGATTAGAAGTTTTTGATAAGCGTGATATTTACCCGGACACAACTTCAATTTATCTTGATACAGATATTCGAGATGCGAACTTTGGTAAGCCGGAGTTTTACATGATTTCGCCACCAAACGGAAATCAGTTTAAAGTGCACAGAAGCAGACTGCTTATTTTTGACGGCGAAATGCTGCCGAAGATAGAGCGTGTTGCTAATAATGGTGCTGGCTTATCATGTATGGATGGTGTTCCGGCTGCGCTAAACCGTGTAAAAACTGCAATGAATAAAACAATCGACATAATGGACAAGGTTAGCACGTCGCTGTTAAAGCTTGAAGGTTTAAGCAATTTGCTGGCAAGAGAAGACGGCACGCAAGCTGTTATTCGGCGTTTAGAGCTGATAGACTACTCACGCAGAATTAATGGCAGTGTAGCCGTTGACAAGGAAGATGAATACGGCATTTTTAACATTCCGCTCACAGGCTTGACTGATATTATTCAAGAGTTTGAGCAGGCTTTATGTGCTGTTACCGGGTATCCTTTTACTGTTTTGTTTGGGCGTTCTCCAGCTGGCATGAACAGCACAGGCAAGAGTGACTTGCAGATTTACTACGATACAGTCAGACGTATTCAACGCAGGAAAATTCGTCCTGCGTTAGAGTATCTTGTGAGACTTATTCAGCTTGCGAAAGAAGGGCCGACCAACGGCAAGGAACTTGAAAAGTGGAGCATTAAGTTTAAGGCAATCGAACCGCTAAATGATCTGGAGCAAGCCAATGTTGACAAGACACAGGCGGAAGTAAGAGCTGCCGTTGTTAAGCTTGTTTTTGACTTGGTTGATAATCAACTGTTAGACACAACGCAAGCACGCCAATACCTTAAAGAGCGTGGGGATATTCCAGTTACAGAAAGTGAGCTGGATTTAGATGATGAAGAAACAGAAGAAATCGATACGCTACCTTAAAGTAAAGAAGCGTCCGAAATATCCAAAGAATTTTGAGCGTGATTATTATCGCGTCCTCAGAGCCGTTGTAAGACGTTTAAAAAGTGCCACGAACAACAATATACCTATGCTGGCATATTCGTTGCGCCAGGACGATGATAGCACCGTTACGGATGCTTTCGTTCAGGCGATACTTGTCGAGCTTTTAAAGAGCATGACTATCGAGGATGCTATAAGCGAATTAGAGCTTATTCTTGCTGGCGTGTCCAGCGTTGTCGATGCTAATGTTATTAGTGCTTTTGCAGAAGCAGTCAGCGTTGATGTGTTTCTGAATGATTCAGCCTTACTTGATACAGTAAAAGCAGAATGGAAAGCGCAGCAGAGCAGGCTTGTGGACAGCATAGTAAATACCTACATCGAAAAACTGCAAATTATTGTTAGCAATGCTGTTCAGCGTGGCACTGCTATGAGTGAAGTTAAAGAAGAAATTAAGGTGCTGCTTAATACTACCGACAAGCGGGCGAAATTTATCGCAAGGAACGAGGTAGGCAATCTGAACGGCATTATAACAATGCGTAGGCAGGTTGATTGCGGTATAAGCGTGTACCAATGGTCATCGTCACATGATGAACGTGTAAGACCTTCTCATGCTGAGATGGATGGGAAATACTTCTATTGGAACAGCGACAAGGTTGGTGAAATTAACGGCATCAAGGTTTATCCTTCTCCGAAATATCATCCGTGTATGGATTATAACTGCCGTTGCGTAGCATTACCTGTTATTGACCTGGAGCAATGGAACATGACAACAGCAGTTCCAATGGGTAGGGTGGATGTAAAGAAAAGTAAAGAATTAAGTTAGAAGGCATATGTAATTTGTCGCATATGCTTTTTATATACCCCAAAATAAGGAGGTGAATTTTTTGGGAAGTGTACAACGATATGAACGCATTGATTCATGGATGTTTGTTAGCGGTGCAGTTACTGACGCTGACGGCTTCTTGCGTGATTCTCCGATTGTGGCACGTACTGGCATCTATATCTACCAACAGCCAGACGGGACTATTAGACGAGAGTACAGACCGCCGGAGGAAGTATTTGACACTGACAGTGAAGCAAGTTTTGTCGGCAAGCCTATTGTGGTAGGACATCCTGCCAGCGGTATTGTAAACAGTGATACCGCACAAGATTTAGCCATTGGCACGATTTTGTCCAGCGGTTATCCGAAGGACGAAACAAACATTGCCTGTGACATTGTTATCCATAATCCCTCTGCTATCGGCGAAAAGCGTGGCTTGTCTTTAGGTTACAGAGTAGATGTTGAAGAAACGCCAGGCACTACACCGGACGGACAGCAATATGATGCTATCCAACGTAACATTCGTATCAATCATTTAGCCGTTGTTGATAGGGCACGTGCCGGAGCAAAAGCACGGCTTAATCTTGACGGTGACGAAATTATCGAAGGAGTAGAAACGAAAATGAAAATTAAAATTGATTCTGTTGATTTTGAAGTTGACGAAAAAATTGCCAACTACGTCAACTCTTTGCAAAGCAAAGAAGAAAACGCTCGTGTAAAGCTTGATACTGCTAACACTGAGCTTAAAACTGTAAAAGAACAAAATACCACTCTTAAAGCTGATGCTGACGCTTTGAAAGCTAAAGCTGATGCAATGACCGCAGAGCGTGATGCTTTGAAAGCTAAAGTTGATGCTGCTGACGCTGAAAAAGAGAAAGCTGTAAAAGAAGCTGTTGAAGCTGTAAAGGCTGATATGCAGGAACGTGCGGAGTTGGAAGAAACCGCTAAAATTGCAAAGGTTGAAAAAACCGATGGCTTGACCAACGCTGAGTTGAAAGCTGGCATTGTTAAAGCTGCTTTCGGCGAAAAATTTAAACTTGACGGTGCATCTGATGCTTATCTTGACGGTGCATATTCTGCTGCGAAAGAGATGCTTCGCAATGATAACGCAAAAAATCAAGCCTTAAAAGCTAAAGGCGGTGCTGAAAAGCAAGAAACTAAGAATGATTCTGCTAACGATGCACGTAGCCGCATGATTGCACGTATGCGTGGCGAAGAATAAAGAAAGAGGTGAATACAATGGCAATTACTAATTATGCATTAACCATGGAAAAATCTTTTGCTGGTGCGCTGTATGACTTGTCCTCTCATACCGTGGATTCCTTTGCTGTTGAAGAAGCTGATGGTATTGGTGTTGCTTGCGCTGTTATCCGTGGCACTGACGCAGAACATCAAGTGAAATCTCCGTCCGCATCCGGCGACGGTGCGAAAGTTATCGGCGTAACTCTGCATACTCATATTGAGCCGCCTGAAGCTGGCAAGAAGTATTATCCGCAAAACTACACTGTTCCTGTTGTAACTAAAGGTCGTGTATGGGTAACTACCGGAGGTGCGGTTAACGCAGGTGATGAAGCGCATCTGAAGCTTGCTGACGGCACTTTTGTTAAAGATGCTGTTGCTGCTGGCACCATTGAAGCTCTTGGCTGCGGTGCTAAATTTATTACTTCCTGCGATAAAGCAGGCTTGGCAGTTATTGAAATTGGTTGATTAAAAAAGAAGAGGTGAAATAGTAATGACTCAAATGCACTATGATGAATTAGACTTGAATGTTATTGAGCGTTGCGACGGCTTGCGCAAAGACGCAGGCGATACCATTTTTGTTGCAAAAGAACTCGAAGCTGTAAAGGCAAAAACCTATGATCAGAAATTTGCTAATCTTAATGCGCTGAAACTGTTTGATATGTCCTCTGACGTTGACCCCGGCGCTGACACTATCAGCTATCAGTCCTTGGGTTCTGTCGGCATGGCAAAGACTATCGCCAACTATGCAACCGACTTTACTCGTGTAGATGTACTGGCCGAAGAACACATTGCTAAAGTTATTGCTGGCGGTGCAGCATACGGCTACACCATGCAGGACTTGCGCCGTGCTGCTATGGCAAGAAAACCGCTGACCGCTCGCAAAGCTATTGCTGTTCGCCGTGCTCTCGACGAATATATTAACCGCATTGCTTTTCATGGTGATGCAAAATATGGCGTTGTCGGTATCCTGGATAATCCGAACATCGGCAACTATACCGTTCCTAGTGACGGCTCCGGTTCTTCTACTAAATTCAAAGATAAAACCGCTGTTCAGATTCTGCGTGATATGAATGGCATTATTAATTCTGTTAGCAAGCAGACTAATGACGTAGAAAATCCTAATACCTTGGTACTGCCGCCGGATCAATACAACTACATTGCTTCCACACCTTATTCTGATGTAGTCGCAGATTCCATCCTGTCTGTGTTTAAACGCAATAACCCGGATGTAACTGTATTGAAAGCCAATGAGCTGGCTGGCGCAGGTGTAGGCGGCTTGGATATGATGATTGCATACGTTAAGGACGCAGACCATCAGACCCTGGAAGTTCCTTTGCCGTTTACTCAGCACACTATTCAGCAAAAAGGCTTGGAATTTGAAGTTCCTTGCGAGGTTCGTACCGCTGGCGTGTTGATTTACTATCCGCTGTCCATGAACAAAGCTTCTGGCATCTAATCTGACCATATACTGCCCTTTCGCATGAGAGGGCATTTTCTTTTTTAGGAGGAAAGTGAATGAAAGTTAAAAACATCTCTAAAGCTGTAATTAATATCGACGGCAAATATATTATGCCTGATCAGTGTGGCATCGTTGGTGATGAATGGGGCGAAAATCTTATTGTAAAAGCTTATATCAAAGAACAAATGATTACTGTCGAGAAAGGCAATGCCAAAGAAGCAAATGTTGATGATATGACAGCAGACCTTGCAGGACTTTCCGCTGAATCTAGCAAGCGTTCTTTGACTGCTTTCGCTAAGAAATACAATATTAATGTAGAGGGCGCAGAAACCGCTGAAGATATTTATTCCGTTATTTTTGCTTTTGTAAACATGGCAAAGAAAAATGTTAACGGAAACTAAAGATAAAATAAAGCAAGCTTTTTCTGTTATCTGCCCCGAACTGATTCTTACTGATGAAGAATTAGAAGTCTACATTAATCTTGTTTCGCCTATGCTGTCAGAAAGTGTTTTTGGCAATATGTATATAACAGCATTTGTTTATCTCATGGCGCATCACGTTGTCCTGCGTCAGCTTATTGCGCAGTATGGAGAAAACGGCTCATCTGATGTTGGGATTACAGGCTCTGTAACGTCGGAAAAAGAAGGTGACTTGCAACGTTCATATGGTGACAAGTCAGCTTCTTTCGATATGTTGGACAAGACGTACTATGGCATTGAATTTAAACGTCTGCGCTCTATGTGCGTTGTTCCGATAGTAACAAGATTGGATAATGCGTTATGAGTAGAGTAGAGGATAAAGATTTAGGTTTAAATCGTATCATACGAACGCTAAACAAAGACCTTGACGGCGTTGTGGTTAAGGTTGGTGTACAAGCTAAAGACAAAGCTGTACGGCGAGGGAAAGGTGGAAGCATTCGTAACACAGACCAGCCGTTGGCTGTTATTGCAGCGATACATGAATTTGGGCTGGGCGATATGCCCCAACGTTCTTTCCTGCGTTCTGCATATGATGAAAATCTGCCCGTGATTGACAAAATGATTCAACGTGTTGCCAATGGTGCTGTATTTGGATTAGGAACAAACGCTGCTCTTAATCAGTTGGGCAATGTTGTGCAAGGTATGGTTCAAAGAAAAATTGTCGACGGACCATTTACTCCGAACTCTCCTGCGACAATAAAGCGCAAAAAAAGCTCCAGACCATTAATCGATACCGGGCATCTGCGACAATCAATCCGCTATGTCATTGAAAGAAAAGGTGGTAATCATGAGTAGTTTTCGCAAGCTGATAACTGTCCTGCGTTACAACGGCAGTCCCGAACTGCTTGCCAACGGAACCTATATGTATCCTACACCACAAGAATTTAAAGTGTTAGCCAGTGTGCAGCCGCTTAAAGCTAATGAAATGATGTTACTTCCTGAAGGTAGCAGGACGGCTAGAGCGGTAAAAGTCTATACCGACAAGGAACTTTATGTTGATGACCAACGAACAAATACAATGGCTGACCGCTTTAAATGGCGTGAAAAGCTTTTTGAAGTAGTTGCCAGCGATATTTTTCAAAGTGATGTTATTAACCATTACCGTGCATATGCAGTAGAGGTGAGCGAATTTTGAAAGAAGCTAATACTCGTACTGACGTATTGAATTTTTTTATTTCAGTATTGCAAAAAATATATTATCCGATTCCGATTCGCAGAGCAAAAATGAAACCTCCGGCGGTGAGTGAACTAAATATTGTCGTTGACCTTCTGTCTGAACGCAGTATAGGTAACGAGGTTGTGTTTTTAGCTGAAACAGAACAGTACAGCAATGCAGGTATCGTTGAAGCTACGTTAAACATACAAGCTCTTGGCGATGGTGCTGTTGAACTTCTGTCGAAGCTTAAACTTTACCTTGAAATGCCTGATATGATTAATCTGTATGATTCTGCAAATGTGGCTATAAACAGTGTCGAGCAAGTGCAAGACATTACAACCTTATTGGATGGCAGAACGTGGCAGAAACGAGCATCGGTTGATTTGACTGTTTCGTACTGCCGTGAGCTGCTTAACCAGGGGGCAGAATGGTTCAACAAATTAGAAATAAACGGCACTACGAATAACGGCAAGGATAACAACGAACATCCTGCTGACGGCGATACCATTGTAAAAGTTGAAATCATGGGAGAATTAGAAAATTAAGGAGATGAAAATATGGCAAATATCGACAGATTAGTCAATGTGCAGATTGCTTTAAACACCACAGGTATTTCGTCCAATGGCTTTAATACACTTATGATTGTATCTGCACATGAGCACGCTGCTCCGGCGTATGTATTGACCATTACGGACGCTGACCAGCTTTTAGATTTAGGTTGGAATGCTGAGGATGCTGTGTATAAAGCTGCATTACAGGCTTTCAGCCAGATTCCGCATTATGAAAAGGTTAAAATCGGCAGAATGAACTCTGATAGCTCCGTTGCTGATAATATGAATAAGATTTGTGCTGCTGACAATGATTGGTATGGCTTGTGCTATGCTGACCGCACATCTGCCAAAATTATGGAAATGGCAGAATGGGTTGAAGCTCATACAAAACTGTATGGCACATCTGTTGCCGAAGCTGATGCATTGCAAGCTGGCGTTGCAACAGATACAGGCAGCAAACTGAAAGCGAAAAATTATTATCGCACTTTTATTTTTTATCATAAGGAAGCAGAAAAGGAATTTCCTGAAGCCGCTGTAATGTCCAGATGCTTTACTGTATATCCCGGTGGTGAAACATGGGCAAATAAAAAGCTTTCCGGCATTACAAACGATGATTTAACCGAAACAGAATATCTTGCATTGACTGCCAAAAACTACAACACCTTTGAAAACTTCTCGGAGAATGTCAGCATTACTCAAAATGGCAAGACTTGTGCTGGTGAATGGATTGACGTTATCCGTTTCCGTGACTGGCTCGTCGAAACTATTAAAACCGAAGAATTTGCAATGCTTATTAATCGTGAGAAATTGCCGTACACTGATGCTGGCATTGCGCTTGTCGAAGGTGTGCTGAACAAAGTGTTAAAGCTTGGTCAAGACCGTGGCGGTATCGCTCCGACTGAATATGATGATGGCAATAGAAATCTTGGCTACACCATTACAGTTCCTAAAGCTGCTAATATTAGCGCAAACAAGAAAGCGCAAAGAGTTCTTGACGATGTAAAGTTTACTGCTCGTCTGGCAGGTGCTATCCATGCTGTCAACATTAAAGGTTCTTTGACATATGAGAATCTTATTCAGAAAGCTTAAAGGAGGGTAACAAATGGCAAGAGTAAAAACATACGACCCGAAGAAAGTTAAGGTACTGTTCGGCTCTCTTATCTTAACAGGCGTTGACGAAGGTACTTTTATTAATATCGAAACGCAAGGTGACGGAATTTCCGCTATTGTCGGCTGTGACCAGGAAATTGTCCGCAGTATTGACCCGTCCTCTGTCTTAAAGCAAATCACTGTTACTCTGTTGCAGTCCAGCTCCAGCAATGCAGCATTAAGCTTGATTCAAGATGCAGACAATCAAAACGGCGCTGGCTTGCTGCCGTTAACTATTAAAGATTTGAGCGGTGACAGCGTTATGGTTAGTGATCAGGCATGGATTGTCAAGAAACCTAATTTCCAACGTGGTAAATCTGCTTCTGACGGAAAATGTGAGTGGGTTTTTATGGCTGTTGTTCCCGATGAAGCATTTTTAGTTGGCGGTCACAGCTAAGAGGTAAAAAATGAGACAAGCAAAGTTTGAAGTAAAGAACAGAAAAATCGGTGCGAACACCTTTTATGTTCGTGCTCTTCCGCCGTTGCAAGGCTTGAAACTGTATGGTGACTTACAGAAAGCTATTACTGCCGCTTTAAAAGGCGGCTTAACATCTAACGGCGAAACGGAAGATATGAAAGAAGTATTGTTAGGTGCTCAAATCAATATCGGTGCTATCCTTGCGCAGTTAGGTGAAAGCTTTAATGGTGAAGTGCTGGCACAGTTCTCTGAACGTCTGCTTGATGCTGAATATGTCAGCGTTAAGATTAAGGGTGAAGAAGAAGCTATTATGCTTACAGAAGATGTTATCAATGAGCTTTTTACTGGCAAGCTTGTTGAATTGCTTAAACTTGAAAAATTTATTATTGAGGTAAATTTTGGAGATTTTTTCGCTTTAATTCCCAACCTCTCTGGAGTCCGCGAGATGTTGGTGAGCAAGTAGAAATTCCCGGCACCTTATCACCAACGCTAACCGCTGAATCTTTTATTTGGCGGCCAGTGTTGGCTAAGGTAGTTACTGTTACGGAGATAAAAGAAGGTACTGTTACATTAAGCGATTTATGTAAAATAAACGCTCTGCTTGACATGCAGAGTGATGTACAAAGATATTATCTTGACCACCCTAAAAAGAAAGGAGCTGATGCGCCGTGGACGTAAGAAGTTTAGCTATTGCGATTGGCTTCAAAGTAAATAACTCAAATGTTAAGCAAGTAGAGCAGACAACCAAAAAAGTTAAAACAGGCCTTGAACGTGTTGGCGATTCTGCTGATAAAGCTGGCAATAAAGTAGACAGTTTGTTTTCGAAGTTAAGTGGTCTTGCTATGTTCGCTGGCGTTTCGCTAACTCTTGGAAGTATCGTTAAAACGATTGACGAATGGAAGGTTATTGAAGGTCAGGTAAATAACGTAACCAAAAGCCAGCAGGAATCAAAAGCTGTTCAGAAAGAAATTTACAACATTGCCAGCCGTACTCGTCAGCAATACGGTTCTACCGCCGAGCTTTTTACTTCTGTTGCACGTAATGCGCAGGAGTTAAAGAAAAGCACAAAAGACATCCTGCTGTTTACCGAGGATGTTTCAAACGCAATGCTGCTCGGTGGCGGTTCTGCTGCATCCCAGGAAGCTGCGCTTGTACAGTTAGGACAGGCGTTGGGTTCTGGCACATTACGTGGTGATGAATTGAACTCCATTATGGAGCAAGCACCTAGACTTGCCAAAGCTATTGCCGAAGGCATGGGCACTACAATCGGACAGTTAAGGCAGATGGGCAGTGAAGGCAAATTAACTGCACAGGATGTTTTTAATGCTATTCGCGGACAATCTGACCGCTTAAAAATGGAGTTAGGTAAAATGCCTTGGACAGTTGGCCAGGCAACAAACAAGATGCAAAATGCGCTTGGAAAGTTTTTCAAAGAATTTGAGGATAAGACGGGCATAGTTGATGGCATAGCGAAACGCATGGCAAAATTTGCAGACTACATCGAGAACATTAACCTTGATAACTTTATTTCTGGGTTGAAAATTGCAGCGATTTATGCAGGCATTCTTTTCGGCATGGCAAAATGGAGCAGTTTTGTAATGATGCTCGGAACTGCTGTGAAGTGGATTGTTGCTGTACGAGATGCTTTATTCTTGGCAACCGGGGCGCAAATAGCATTCAATAGCCAAACACGAAGGGGAGCGGCTATGCAGATGCTGTTAATGGGTAAATTCCTTCTGATTGCAGCTGCGATTGCTCTTGTTGTTTTGCTTATACAGGATTTTTATAAGTGGGTAACTGACCCGAAGGCAGACACCATGATGAAACGCTGGTTTGGAGATTTTGAACCTATAAAAAATAAATTCATAGACTTCAAAGACAGTGTTATTCAATGGTTTAGCGATATTGGAACAGCTATCGCTTTTGTGCCTAAGCTTATCTATGAGTTATTTAAATTGGCGTTCGAAGGTATTTGGAATTTAACTTCTTGGCTGTGGGAAGGAATAGGCAATGCTTTTGTTTCCGGACTTGCTGCAATAGGCTATGTTATAGCTGGAGTTATTATGCTGTTTGTTAACGCTTTCAAGTTTATACAAGATAGTTTGACAGTTTTGGCCACATTCTTTGCTGATACCATAAATTCGGGATGGCAGCTAATAACCGGCTTCTTTGACAATATGATTAAATGGGTAAAAGACGCTATTAAGTGGGTTGACAACTTAATCAGCAAGCTGAACATCATGCAAGGCGTGAAAGATTTTGTGAACAGCAATATTATTGACCCTATTTCTAATTTTGGCAGCACTGCCGTAAACCGCTTGTTAGGCAATCCGACTACCACAAACACTTCATCCAGCATTTCTAATAGTGGCAACACAACGAATTATATCCAGGTTACAACCGCCAGCACTTCTCCAGAAGCGACAGCAACTGCGGTGGGCAATGTTGTTAGTCGCAATAACGGCTGGCCAGTTGATAGCTACTTTCCTTTAAGCGAGGTATAGTAATATGCTTGCAGACATTTTAGGTTACAACATTAAAAATCCTACGCAGGTTGGTTCTCTTAAGGTTGATATAGTAAAATCTTTTGAATACACCTATGATCAGGATGTAACAGGACACCCGGTAGAAACAGGTTTTGAAATTGCGGACCATATTGTCAACAAGCCTTTAAAACTGACAATGACTGTCGGCATTTCGTCTACTCCTGTAACGTGGTTCTATAAGAATGGGTGGGGAGAAAAGAAATTTGCTAACGGTTTGCAGCTTTTAGAGGAAATCAGAGATAAGAAGGAGCCTGTAACTATCATTCGTCCCGAGAAGAAGTATGACAACATGGTTATGACTTCTTGCCGAGTAAGCAAACAGGATTCGTCGAAAAGCATTATTTATGCTGACTTAGCTTTTCAGCAGATTGTAAAAGTAACTACGCAGACAACGGCAATTCCCGAAAACGTTGTAACAGCGTCGCAGGAAGAAAATGCGGGAGAAACTGCGGCAAACGCTGGCGCAGGAAAAACATCTTCTGTTGACGTTGGCGGAGGTTCTGCTAATATTCCTGGCAGTGACGGTTTTGGTGGCATTAGTGATTCTCTAGGAAGCGAAACCGCAACAAATAAAAGCTGGCTTGCTGGCGGAGTTGACAGCGTTAAAAGCGGATTAGGCTTGCTGTTTTAGGAGGATACCATGTTTACGATTAATTTTGCCGATGGTAACGATGTTGTTTTCAGCATTCCTTTTGACGGCAAGAAATATAAAGTAAGAATGTGCTGGAACCATGAAGGGCAATTCTGGGCATTGCACCTTTGGAACGCTAATAACAATGTAATCCTTGCTAACGCTTGCGTTGTACCGAAATTTCCCTTGCTGATGAATCACCATAAAAGTAATGCTCCTAGAGGGGAATTACTTGTCTTGACGGACAAAGAAAGCGTCGGCAGAAATGATTTTCAGAGCGGTGCTGCGACGCTCGTGTATTGCACGGAAAATGAATTTTATGGAGGTTAGCTATGGCACAATTTGACCGCATCTATAAAATTACTCTAGGCGTACAAGGTTCTGACGGCGTTGTTATTGAAGCAAAGGCGAAAGAACAGGGATTAGAGATTGAGTTCGACATTGCAAAAAGTCTTGCTAAGCAAAGCAATTCCTGTTCACTGAAAATTTATAACTTGTCAAAAGCGACAGCCGATAAATTGGAAAGAGCAGATACAATCTGCATCCTTGAAGTGGGGTACAGCGAGGACGCTGGATTAAAGAGAATTTTCATCGGCTGGGTAACTGACTGTTATTCCTACATGAGCGGTTCTGACAAAGTAACAGAGATGAAGCTTTATGATGGGCACGTTGCTATCCGTGATAGTATCGTGTCCTTGTCTTACGCTAAAGATGTTAGCAGAAAGAAAGCTATTGACGATGTTGCAGCAGATATGGGACTTGTAGTAACGTATGCTGATGATTGCGAATTTACGACGTTTGCCAATGGCTTTTCTTTTGTTGGTGCAGGACGTGAGTGCCTTGATAAAGTGTGTGCTGGTACTGATTTGGAATGGAGTATTCAAAACAACACCTTGCAGATTATTAAGCAAGGCGGTAATACCAATGTACAAGCTATCAAGCTTACTCCCGAAAGCGGATTAATTGGTTTTGTTGAAAAACTTCTTAAAGGTCCGACAAAAGCAGCAAAACAAACAACAAGCAAAAAGACTACACAACCTAAAAGGGATAAAAAAGCAGGCTGGAATGTTAAGTGCCTTTTACAGCCTGTATTAAACCCAGGAGATTTGGTCTACATTGATTCACAGGAAGTAAAAGGCTGGTTCAAAATAGAAAGTTTAAAGCATAACGGCTCGTATAGCGGACAGAATTGGTATACGGAGCTTGAAGTGTATGAGATTGTACCGAAGGAGTGATTATGTATGAGCCTTGATGCAACAGCGGACACGCTAGAGGGATTAGAAAATCTTATGAAGCAGAAAATAGGCAATATTCACACCTGCTTGCCAGGTACGATTTTGTCTTTCGATGCTGCAACCTGCCTTGCCAGTGTAAAGGCAACGCTAAAGAAATACACCTCCGATAGCAGAGTTCTTGAATACCCGGTTATTGACGGTGTTCCTGTTTTTATGCCACACGCAGGAGCGGCTCAGATTACATATCCTGTAAAGTCTGGTGATGGTTGCTTAATTGTTTTTTCTGAGCGTAGTATTGATGAATGGTTAGGCGCAGGGAGTGACGACAACCACGACCCACGGCAATATGATTTGACTGATGGCTTCTGTTTTGTCGGAATGATGCCCTCGCAGTCAATATCTGCTGAAAATGTTGAAGTTATTAACGGCAGTACAAAAATTAGCCTTACGCCTGGTAACACGATTAATGTTGTCGGGAATATTAATGTTCAAGGGACAATAACTTGCACAGGTGATGTACAGGGTGGCGGTATTAGCCTTATAGGACATACACATTCGTACCATCATGGAACTACGAGTTCGTCACAGTAAAGGAGGGACGCTATGAAGAAAGAAGATGTTTTGAGAGCCTACCAGGAACAAAAAGCGGCTTGTATTGTGGCGTTTCCTACACTAACAAGCTCATGGACGTATTTTGTCCAGCTTGAAAAAGCTATTGATAGTTATTTTAGCAATGCTGATAGTGTATCTGATTCTGTTCGTGCTGTTATTCGTGGTGCTTATGTATCGCAGACAAAAGCGGCATTAAAGTGCAAAGATGACGAAAAGTATGGCATTGAATACAATAGTGAGGTAGGCAGTATTGATTTAACACCATATTGGTATACATGGGAATGGCTGAAAGAAAATCTTGCCGATAAAATCAGATATACTACATCTGAGGCATCGGGGCAGGCAGAAGGCAGTGCTGGCGAAAAGATTGTTGATGCTGAACAGCCGGAGCTTGATTTTGTTATCAAGGATATTTCGACAGCTAGGGTTACTGAAGCTGCACAGATTAATGATTATGCGGAATCGTTTTGGCAAGGTAACAGCAAGGTGGATTTTATTTGCCTTGTAGAGGATAGAGGTAATGTTGTAAAAACACCCGATAAGAAAGCGATTGTAAAAAAACTTTATATTGATTGTGGTTTGCTTACACAAATTCAAGAAAACGGCTTGGATATATATGTTCCTAGTTATTTAGGAGGTGTCGGCAATGCTTGACCTTGCTTTAAACGCAAAGACACACGACCTTGCACTTAATGGAGACGTAATGTTTATTGATGATGTTGAGCGTGTAGCACAGCAGATAAAAATACAGTTGCTTACTTTTCTTGGCGAATGGTTTTTGGACGTTACGCATGGCGTACCTTATCTCGATTATGTGCTTGTTAAAAATCCTAATTTTACGCTAATTAGAGAGCTTTTCCGTGAGCAGATTTTAAAGGTTGACGGAGTGAGTAATTTAGTCAGCATTGATATTGATTTTGAATCTGCTACACGAAAAATGTTATTAAGCTATGAAGCGGAAACTGAATACGGCATGATTGTAAGGAAGGAGGTTTTAGGCTATGGAGTACGGAGTAACAGTTAACGGTTTTGTTAGAAAGCGTTTGCCGGAGATTCGAGAAGATATTTTTAAAAGATTGGAGCAAAATTTAGGCTCAACAGTTAGCCGTCAACCTAACAGCATGATAGGCGTTCTCGTTGGCGTGTATGCTGCTGAACTTGACAGAATGTGGCAACTTTTAGAGCGTGATTATTATGACCGCTCGCCGATTAGTGCCAGCGAAGGCAGTTTAGATAATACGCTTGCTTACACCAATGTGCAGCGCAAGAAAGCTCAGGCAAGCTATCTCTATGCTGTATGTTATGGACGCAGCGGAATGGTTCTTCCTGCTAACTGCCAGATTAAAGATGTTTCCGGCTACAAATGGAATATCATTGAAGAAAGTACAATCACTCTTAATGACTGTGTGCATGTAACGCTAGAAGTTGAAACGCCGATTAAAGGAAAGGTTTATAGTGTACAGTTTGATAATGATGCAGTTATAAAATACACGGCACAGGAAAATGATACTGCGTTGATTGTCGCTGTTGCCTTGGCTTCTCAAAGCGTTCCTAAATGGCAAGGCAGTATTGTTGAAGGCAAACTGGTTTTTGAACGCTCTGACAGGCGATATGGAGCTGTGGTTGTGCCTAACGAATCATTTGTAGTGACGCAGGTCGGCAGTCCTATTCGTTTTGATTGTGAGGAATACGGAGAAATCGAGCCTTTGCTAAACAGCGTAAATTATATCAACACAAATTATGACGGCTGGTTTTCTGTTAGCAATGAATCTGAAACATATGTAGGGCGTGACTATGAAACAGCATCAGAAGTCCGTCAGCGTTATGCGTCTGCTGTATTCAGAAACAGCATAGGGATGAAAGAAAGTATTAAGGCTGCCTTGCTTGAATTGCAGGATGTCACCAGCGTAACTATTTATGAAAACCGCACTGATGAAACAGTTGCTGGCTTAAAACCTCATTCTTTCCAAGCTATTGTTTTCGGTGGTGATGAAGAAGCTATTGCTCGCACTATCTTAAATGTTGCACCGTTAGGCATTGATACGAACGGCGATATTTGCGTTCGCATTGAGGATAGCGAAGGTGCAGCGCAAGATGTATGCTTTAGCCGTCCGCATGAGGTGCAGATTTATGTCAAGGTTATTATCAAAGAATATAACGAAGAAATTTTACCCGGTGATGCAATCGATAAAATTAAAAATATCGTTTTTGAACAGATTAGCAAGCTGTCGATGGGCAATGATGTTATTTATCAGCGTTTGCTTGGTCCTATTTACAGCGGCGTTGACGGCATTAGCTATATTGAGTGCAGCGTGTCTAAAGACGGTCAAACGTATAAGCAGGAAAACATTTCGATTGAACGTAATGAGCTGGCAGTAACAAAGCTTGCTAATGTTACTGTAGCTTTGGAGTTATGATTATGGCTACAAGCGAAAGAATGTATAACCATTTGTTAAGTCAGTTTCGCAACAAGCCTAACATTAAAGCTTTTCTTAATGCCGTCGGAAACGAACTCGACAGCATAGATAAAGTAAGGGAGCAGATAAGAACACAGATATGGCCAGATACGGCAGTTGGTAAGCAGCTTGATATGTGCGGTGAAGTCGCTGATATTTCTCGCCGTGTTGAAAATGCTATTGCAATGGATTTTTTTGGTTTTCCTGATCATGGCAACATGGGATTCGGACAAGCTCCGTTTAGACGTATGTATGATAATTATCTTACATCCAGCGATTTAAACGACCGTTATTATCGTCTTGCTGTTATCTCGAAGATTGAGAAAAATACAACTGACTGTTCTCGTGTTAGTACCATACATAGTATAAAGAATGTTTTTAACGTTGAACGTGTTTCTGCTGTAAATGCCGGAAATGCTAAAATGCGCATAGGAATAGGGCGTTTGGTAACCAGTAAAGAAAGCCGTTTAATTGATGCACTGAACCTTATTATCCGTGGCGCAGGTATCGGCGTTATTTATGTTTATTCTTTTGATGCTGCAAATACGTTCGGTTTCAGCAGAAGCGGAGAAAATCCCTATAGGTTTAAAGGTTTTAACCAAGGAACATTCGCAAGGATTATAAAAGTGAAAGGGGGACTTGTTGAATAATGGTAATGAAACAGCCTACTTTTGATTTGATTTTTGGTAGTAGCGCAAGCATTGGTGAGATGATTGATTCTTGGCCTGAGCTTGATTACCTTCGTGGTTGGGGTTATCTTGACAAAGGAGAAGCGCCGCCGCTTGAATACTTTAACAAATTGCAAAATGTTAGCGATTTAAAAAGTCAATACCTTTTTAACAGCTTAAACATTCGTAAGAACAATACATCTTATGTTAATGGCGATATTGTATTGTCACCTAACTTGCCTAAAAGTCTTGTGTTAGCATGTACTGTTGGCGGCGATACAGCTGTGAGTGAGCCAGATTTTCGAGAAGCTGTGCTCGGAGCAACTTATACTGATGGCTCAGTGACATGGGAGGTTATTCCGAGAGCTTACAAATTGAAGACGGCAACTGAATCTGAAATTCAGAATTTGATTACAAAGGAGCTGGCATAATGGCTAACTTTCAAAAATTAATTGACCTTGACGGATTAAACTATTTTTTAGGGCAGATTAAAGCAAAATTTGTTCGTTCGGTTAACGGCGCAAAACCCGATTCTAAAGGAAATGTTAACATTGCTAATATGGAAGGTGCAACATCTAACGCTGCTGGCAAGGCAGGACTTGTTCCAGTTCCGGCAGCAGGAAAGCAGGATATGGCATTGTGTGGTGATGCTACATATAAAGTTCTTCCTATTGCTGGTGGTGGCACTGGGCAAACAACTGTTGCCGGTATTCGCAATGTTTTGGGTTTAGGCAACACGAGCGGCGCATTGCCTATTGCTAATGGTGGTACAGGAGCTACAACTCCTGAAGCTGCAAGAAAAAATCTTGGCATTGATAGTATAGGCGTAACAATGATTACCTATACAGAATAAGAGGTATATTATGGCTGATAAAGTAGATGTAGTTACATCGTGGAGTAATGCTGGAACTTATACCTTCACCGTTCCGGAAGGTGTTACTGAAATTACTGTAGAGATTTCAGGAGCTGGAGCTGGCGGTTACGGAAGAAATTACAACAATAGTGGTAGCGGTGGTAGCGCTGGCGAAGGAAGCGGCGGTGAAGGTAACTAAAACGATCATGAAAAACTTTAGTGAAGAAATACATAAGCTTAATGACCTTGGAGCTATTTACCTTCTTCTTGGTGCTACCTGTAATATGTCATGTAGGCATTGCGTTCAGACCCCTATAAAAAGCTGCTTTAACCTTTCTCCGCAAGGGGAAAACTTATCGCAAGAGGTTAAAGACTTTATAGTTGCGTGGAGTAACCTGCCTTGGAAATACGCTGAAAATAATCCGCGCCGATTATATTTTTGGGGTGGAGAACCTTTGCTTTATTGGGAAACCATTAAGAAGCTTGTGCTTGAATTTAAACAAAGCGGCGTAAAGAATGTCAGCTATAGAATTTTTAGCAATGGATTGCTTTTAAATGATGAAATAGTTGACTTCTGTAATGAGAATGATATTTGGTTTATTATGAGCTATGATGCACCAAATGCAAGAGCGGCGAGAAATGCAGTACCTAGTAAAGAAGCCTGCAAGAAGTTTTTACGTATAAGAAAAAGAACTGTCAATACTGTTTTTAATGCTATTAATGATAATATGGCAGAAGCTTTTGATTGGCTACATTATACGTTTCCTGAAACAGAAATTACTTGCGGTTTTATTAATGTATTAAGTGAGAATACTCCATTGGATTTGTATGAGTTTAAACCGAGTGCAGTAAAAAAAGCGGTTAAGAATTTGTGGCTGATCGCAAAATCTGATAGTAAGATTGCTCCATATATTCGACATTGGTTCTACTCAAAAATTTTGCGTGTAAGGAATTTTGATAAAGAAGAATTTTATGAATATCCTTATCCGCCTTGCCGTCCTGCCGTTGTAAGCCTTAGCGTAAATTTTAACGGAGAAGTTATGCTGTGTCATAATACTGATAGAATTGTTGGGCATATTACAGATAACTTTGTAGAGTTACAAGAAAAGCATAGAAAAATTTTCAATGAACTTCTGCCTGTTAAATGTAAAACTTGTGAGCATTTGGATATTTGCCGTTGCATTTGTCCTATTGCGGTGCAAAAAGATGGCGAATTATGTTATTGTGAATATTTGCGGGAATTTTGGGGAGCAGTAAAAGAGGTGATGTAGAAATGGCTACAGTAGGTTATGGCGAACGTGTAACAAGAACTATCAGTGTTACCCCTGGCACGCAGTACACTGTTACTATTGGTGCTGGTGGAAAAGGTGGCGAAGGTATAACAGCACACAATTCTAATTATATTTATGGTACAGCCGGAGAAGCTTCTTCTGCGTTAGGCGTGACTGCCAGAGGTGGCGTTTATAATGGCAGCAGTAACACTAATTACTCTAACGGCGGTTCTCCTGCTGGCAAGTCGAGCGGAAGTCAAGGTAGTACACGTGGTAATGGTGTAGACGGATTTTGTATTTTATCCTATAAGGTTGATAAAGATAAGTATTCCCAAAAAATGAGTAGCATTCCAAAAACTGTTTTTGAGATGCAAAAAAAGGACGGCTCGAAGTATCTGCTGTATAAAGATGTAGTTACGTTGAAGCGTGTAAGGCTTATATATAAAACTGTAGGTACATACAGTTTAAGAATCCCGGCTGGCATTACAAAAATATATGTTACTGGTTGCGGTGGTGGTGCAGGCGGCATCACTGTTGGTGCTTATAATTCCTGCCCCACGTTGGATATGCAAGCAGGAAACGGCGGAGATACAAAAGTTGGCAGCTATGTTATTCCTGGCGGACAAGGTGCAACTGCTACTTTAAGAAGTGGTAATGTAATGACTGTTAATCAGCCTGCTGCTTCTAAAAATGGCGTAAGAGGTCAATATGTTACCGCTAGGAACAGAGATTTTTCTGTACATGGATATGGTTTTTTACTTAACAAGAATGGTGTTGCTACTTTAGCAGACGTAATGGGTAAGGTTGGATATTATTATGCTAATGTGCTTGGAACTAAAGACAGCGTAACCTATGCATCTACAGGAACGTTTGAATCGTTTAATATCTATGGTGCAGGCGGTGGCTCTTATCATTTCTTTGACTCTGATGGCACTTCTAATCAAATTGGTGTTGCAGGAAATAGCGGTGCTTATGTTGCTGATGCAGAAGTTGAAGTAATTCCAAACAGCACGATTCAGATTGTTGTAGGTGCAGGAGGTAAAAACACCTTTTATAGTAATGACGGCGACCGTGCAGGACGTTTTAGAGTGAGTGACGGAACACAAGGTTTTCTTATTATTGAATACGGTGGAACAACACCCTATATGCCTACAGTAAATAAAGAAGCTGAATTGACGTGTAGATGCTATTTAGATGATAGTGTTATTATGGGAAGCACAGTTACAGTTAATGGGGAAACACATCATACTAATCAATTAGGAGTATTCTCTTTATTAAATAAAACATGGGGTAGAAAAGAGAAGCTTACATTTGAATATATTGATAGTAGTGGAGTTTTGCATACTGCTGCATATAACGTGCAATACGGGGCAATAGAAGTGCTAGAAGTGAAATTTATATCTGTAATAACAGGAGAAAAACACTTTAGTTCTTCTGAAACCACGGCATCTTTTACTGTTCCGATTGGTATTACAAAAATTAAAGTTGATGCAGATTGCCTAATAGCTGATGCACCATTTGAAGAGGATGTTAGCTATGCAATTTCTGTTATAAATAACAGTACAAAAAAAGTATGGGGCAGTGGATATAGTTACTCCAACCTTGAGGATGAAGGTAACACCGACCACCAAGACATGCACAGTATAGTTGCAGTTACAGCTGGGAAAACGTATACTCTGACACTTAATATTTCTGATTCTGTTGATGGAGTTACATTTAGTTGGGGCACTGATATTAATGAGTTGACTGCAACGGTGAGTGATTTATAAGGAGGTAAAAAATGGCAAGTACAACAGGTAAATTAGAGAAAATTCATGTATTCCCTAGTTATAACAGCTTCAATAAAAATATCTCTAGTGTAGGGAGTGATGATTTTGCTTTTGTTAAGACAGATTTGTTAGATAAACTGGCAGGAAATACTACACCTACCCTTGTAGCGTTGATTGACTGGGATACCATGAAAACAAGAAACGGTGGAACAGATGTAAGAAACATTAACAATACTTCCACAGGCATTAAAGCTTATGGTGGCGATTCTTCTTTTCCAACAACATCGGGTGGAAGTGACAGTAGAAAAGGCACGATAATGCTTAAAGAATCTTATACGCTGTATGATAAGATTTTGGTAGTTAGCTCAAGTGATAGCGGAAATATAGAAAAATACACTATTTTTAATGTTTGGGAGTTACAAAAGGCGTTTTCTGAAGGCTATAGGTTTTATCTTAGCTACGACGATGCTGAATATTGGGTAGTTTTTTCAGGAGTTCAAGTAGGAACGACTTCTCACCCTCTTTCTACCGATACCATTTGGTATACCGAAGTTCAAAACAGCTCTATCGTTGAAATTTATGGCGTTAAGTATTGAGGGGTGAATAATAATGTTTTATTTGTTTAAAAACAAAAAAGGTATTGCTATTAGTATTTCCGAAGATTCTTTAAAAAACTACATTGCAGGCATGGATAACGGCGTTGATGAGTATGTTATTAAGAATATTAATTCTTCTGCTACTCCTACCGATTTTTTACTTGATGAAAATGGTAATGTGATTTTCCCGAAGGATGATGAGGCTTTAGTTTTAGCGTTCCAAAAGAAACTCAAACTGAAAGAGATTGACGAGTGGACTGAAAGTAAGATTACTGGTGGTTTTGTTAGTGAAGCAAGCGGAGAAAAAGTCACCTATGATAGCGATTTGGAAACACAGATAACAATGCAAGGTATAGCCCTCAATGTCAGCACGCCGCTTTTTGCTGCAAAGTATCCTAACGGCTGCCCTGTGCGTGGCGTGGCTGAGGGTGCAGAAAGCAAAACTGTATATTGGCTCACGCCCGAACAGGTTATGCAGTGGATGGCGGATTTGTCGATGCATATCGGCACCTGCAAACAAGCAGGCTGGGCAAAGCAGGCAGAAGTAGATGCTTGCAAAACAGTTTTTGAACTCGACAACATAGAATTGTAATAGGTTAAAACAATGCAAATTAAAATTATTATAAAAACACAACGCCTTACTTTAAGCAGCAATAAAATTGTGTGTGGAACTAATAATTTTATTGAATGTTTGTTTGATTTTCAGTCTTCTGACTGGACCGAACTTGAAAAATGGGCATTATTTAAGGATGGGCAAAATACCTATGAAATGTATATCCAAGATAACAAATGTATCATTCCTGCCCAATGCATTTCTGATCAAGGCGAAGTTATTATGTCTGTTGTTGGACGAAACAACGGTAAGAATATAACGGCAACAGCAGAAGACAAATTGTTACTTATCTCCGGTCGAGCTTTTGACAATCCTGACGAAGAACGATTAACGCCGACTTATCTGGAAGAAGTTCTTGGCAAAGTACGCGATGAGAGCTTAAAGGCCGCTACAAGCGAAGCCAACGCCGCTCAGAGCGCACAGGAAGCAGCAGACAGTGCGGCAGCAGCATTACAGTCCGAAAAGAACGCTAAGGCGAGCGAACAAGATTCTGAAGCCAGCAAGAACGCGGCGGCGCAGAGTGAAGCCAACAGCAAAACTAGCGAGAATGCGGCTAAGGGCTATGCTGATGATGCAGCGGAAGTAGAGATATTCCGAACATCAGTGAGTTGTTGGCAGAACTGCTGAAATTGGAGTGGTGAGGTGTTTTATGATTGAATCAACTGTACAAACTGTAATAAATATTATTGTCGGTGCTGTTATTTCTTATCTTTTTGCCTCGTACTGTGCGAAGAAGAAGGAAAACAATGCTTTAAAAGCAGGTCTACAAGCCTTGCTGAGAGACAGAATTATCCAGGCGTATAATCACTACGTCCAGGATAAAGGCTGGATACCAATCTATGCAAAAGAAAGCATTGATGCCTGCTACAAAAGTTATGAAGCGCTGGGCGATAATGGCGTGATTGACAATCTTATGCAGCAGATTAATGAGCTGCAGAACTATCCGCCAAAGAATCGAGGTGATGAAGATGCGTAAATTGCTTAATATGTTAAAAAAAGACGAGAACACGTTGAGTATCGGTAGACTGTGTGCCGTGCTTGCGTTTATTTTGTTTAGTGGAATTTCTCTTTACCTTGCGTTTTTCGTTAAGACGTGGGGCAACTACGAAGCCTTTGCTATGGCTTGCGTATCGTTTATGTTGGCACAGCTTGGCAACAAGTATGTTGAAACTAAAGCAATGAAAGTGAAGAATGACGAGTAAATTTTGAGTAACGCCACTTGACTTTTTTACAAAAATGCACTTGACTAATTTTCGCTAAAAACGCTGAAAGCTAGATATAGCAATGGTTTCAAGGCGTAATAATGTTGCTTCAAAAAGTCAAGTGACACATATTTGACACACATTTTAGAAGATAAGTAACAACTTAACAAGTGAAATGTGAAATTAAGAAGTTAAATTAAAGAAGTTAAATTAAAGGAGTGATAATAATGATTATTACAGGTATGGCGCATTTTGAATCGGTGTGCAAAAACAAATTAGTAGAGTGGTATAACCAATCTAACAACATCCATCATGGCCCGAATGATGTTCAGCCTATTACATTAGAAAACGTCTATGTTGTATGGGCGTGCAAAACATTGCAAAATTATAAGGCGTTGCTGTCTACGACCGTAAGCGGTGATGGTATCTATGCGGAGTATACATACAACGGCGACAAGCAAGAAATGTATGAGGACGTATACAAAAAAGTTTCTAACCGCTGCTTAAAAAGTGAGTGAGGTGATAGTTATGGACTGGAACAAAAGTCTTGCAAAAGAAATTGCAAAAGGACTGATTTATACAGGCATTGAAGGCGGTTATGATAGCGTAGCCAAAAGCACAGCTTACGCATATCCTTCAATCGGTGTGAGCCAATGGGAAGGCAACAGAGCCAATGAGCTTTTGAGAGCTATTCCCGGCGGCGCAGAATTTGCGGACCGTACTTATATTGATATTAAAGCAAGCGGCGAACTGCCGATGCTTAAAGAGCTTTTGAGAAGCGAAGCAGGACAACAGGCGCAATTAGATCAGTTGTCACGTGACTGCCTGAAATACGTCGAAGTCTTGCAGCAAGTACCGACGTTGGATGATACACGCTGCTTGATTTATGCTGGTATGTGGTGCCCGACTAGCACTTATGTTGTAAAGCGCTTCTTGGAGAATCGCTTTGAGCGTGTCGACCTGCGTAGCCTGGAAGCACTCTATAACCTGTTTAAAAGCTATTATTGGATTGCGGCCGACGTTGGCGAAATATACAGACCTGGTTACGCCAACAGGGCGCAGACTACTTATGAGTATGTAGCAGGTATTGACCTGACTACTCCTTATGGTATTCCTGCCTACGGCAAAGCAGGAAACGGAAGATGATTTAACCTGGTCGATTTCGACCGTGTTAGATATAGTCACCGGCAAGAGGTTTAGTTATTCCCTCTCCTATACGTGTAGCATTTTCTGTAATTTTTTTGCGTAAACAATCGGTGACACATTTTATAATGATTGGAGGTGATACAATGGAAGAACTGAAAGCATTTGTTATTGACAAGAAATTTGTTGTTGGTCTGGTTGCAGGTTTTGTACTGGGTGCGCTGCATCATTATTTTGCACTCTAAAATCATTCTGAATATCTATCTTACAAGTAGGCTATAATTTAACGGTTTTGGGCAAAAATCACACACAAATTGCATCGTCTACAAGCGTTTAAAAAATAGTGCCGCTTATGATTTATCGTGGCGGAATCTAAAATCGCTTGTAGGCGAAATTTGTGCGTCTGACAAGGTTTATTATATTTTACAAATATCAGTATTGCTAAGAGGTTATAATGGAGAATGAAAAAACAAGCAAAACTAAAATTGTCGTTGCTTTTGTCGCTGGTGTGTGTGTTGCTTGCGGTATTTATGCCGCTCAACGCTTCGGCTGGGTCACCCCGGTATTCGGACGATGTGACAGAATATATTCTGACGGAAAGTCAATATCAGAAGTTAAGCAACAACTTGACGGAGCTAAAGACAATCAACGAAAATTACAAAAAACTGCTGATGCAATCGAAGGGACAGTTGGGAACATCCGACAAGAAGTTAGCGGAGCTAGAGAAGAAGTCGGACGAGCTGAACAGTCTTTGTCTGACGCTGAAAATCAAAGTCAAAGAGCAGGAGAGCTTATTGACGAGTGTCAATCAATCCTTAGCGGAGCTAGAAAAAGAGTACAAGCTAAAACAGAAGCGCATTAAAAAACAGCGCAACATAGCCTACGTTATAGCAGGATGTGCGCTTTATGCTGCAATGAAGAATTAAGGCAAAGTTTGTCTTTCCTTATTTTGTTGCAAAAAAAATTCCCTTGTGTTATAATTATATCGTTAATAAAACCTTCATGTTTAAAACTGTTGATTGGTGGATTTCATTCGATATCCATTAAAGCGTTCTGTATAAAGCAGGACGCTTTTATTTTGCTTAAATTATTTAGTGACTGACTGTTTGTTGATGTGATATAATATATCAAAAAGATATATTATATGAGGTGATAGGATGAATGATAACGAAAATGTTAAGCAGGAAGTTTTGCCTGCTGGCATGGTAACAATGTTGTTTGCTGAAAACAAAAGAATTATTGATAAGCAGTTTTATATCATGGCCGGAATGTTGATCGCTAACATTGGTCTGATTGCGCTGCTTGCTTATGTTTTGAAAAGGTGATTTAATGAAAGAACTGCAAAAGAGCGTAAGAGCCTGGCTGACAGAAAGTTCCAGACGCTCATTTTATGCAGTGCTTCAGGAAGCGAAAATAACGCCTAGACAAATGCAAATCTGTGAGATGAAATTTGTTGAAGGCAAGATGAATTATCAAATCGCAATGGAGCTAAACATCTCCACTAAAACTGTTGACCGAGAAATAAGCACTGCTTACAAAGCTATTAATCGAGTGCTAATGTGATAATACAGCCATCTAAAAGGTTACATTTTGTAACAGTTTAGATGGCTGTATTTTTTTTGCCCATTTTTATTAAATGTCTGTTTTTGTAGGCTTTTTTGTCTGTTTGTTTAGGGATTTTTTATATTATGCTCATTTAAAATATAGGTGAGGTGATAAGAATGTACGGACAATATGGACCTTATAACCCTTATGCCGGGGCGACACAGCAAATGCAGCAACGGCTGAATTATTTGCAACAACAGCAACAAATGTATCAACCTGCATATCAGCAATCTATGCAGCAAGCTCCTGTACAGCTAAAAGGAAGGATAGTTACAAGCATCGATGAAGCAAAAGCAGCTCAGGTTGACCTTGACGGAAGCAGTACATATTTCCCGGCTCCTGCTGAAGGAAAGGTTTATGAAAAGCTTATAGGCATGGACGGCTTACCTGTATTTAGGGTATATACCTTGCAGGAAAGCGGAGGGCAAAAACAACCTGTATATGCTGACAATAATGTTGTTATAGCCTTGCAACGAAGAATCGAAAAGATTGAAGAGCAGATTGGAGGAATGACGAATGATGAACATATTTCAGATGATGCAGACGGTGCAGCAGGCAGGAAATCCAATGGGACTAATGGAGCAGTTCGCAGGACAAAATCCGCTAATGAGTAGGGCAATGCAGATGGGGCAAGGCAAGTCACCTGAACAGATTCAAAATATTGTAAGGAATCTTGCCAAACAAAAAGGCATGAATGATGAACAGCTTAATCAGTTTTTAAATCAATTTGGCTTAAAGCTTCAATAGGCGCGCAATGAAGCTTTGCATATATTTCTCGGAGGTGAAAAAATTATGGAAGGTACAAACATTGTTCCGGTAATGGATATGAATCGAAACAACAACTATGGTGACTGCTGGGGCGGCGGTATGTGGTTTATGTGGATTATTGTCCTGTTTGCTCTTATGGGTGGCTGGGGCGGTAATTGGAATAACCGTGGTAACATGGGTGCTGAAATTTTTGCTAATGGCAGCATGACACGTGATCAGATTGCAGACCAATTTTCCATGCAGGATATTAAAGACGGTATTCGTGGTGTGCAGAATGGCTTATGTGATGGTTTTTACGCTCAGAACAGCACTATGCTGAATGGTTTTAACGGAGTACAGCGTGACATTATGCAGACTGGCTATCAGCTTGGTAGCGAGATTGCACAAAATCGTTTCGCTGCTCAACAATGCTGCTGCGAGCAAAAACAAGCTATTGCTTCTCTTGGTTACGAAACTAACCGAAATATTGACGCAGTACGTTACGAAAATGCACAAAATACTTGCGCTATCGTAAACGCCGTAAAAGAGGACGGCGAAAAGACTAGGGCAATTATGGTAGCTAATCAGATTCAAGATTTGAGAGATAAGCTTGCCGATAGAGATAGGGATTTACAGACCGCTAACTTCCAATTAAGTCAGCAAGCACAGAGTGCTGCTCTCATCGGCACGTTAAGACCTTATCCTCAACCTGCTTATATTACGTCTAGTCCGTATCAAAGTGTCGCTGCCAATGTAGCTGGTGCTTGTGGCTGCGCTTATAATGTAGGCTAAAAATAAGTTATGTGCATTAACTGCACTGTATTAGGGACGGTGCACGCCGTCCCTATTGCTTTAAAAAACGATAAAATTTAAAGGTATCAAGAAAATACCTTGATTGCGTAAAGAGGTGAAAATAAATGATTTGCTACGAAAAATCTTCTTTGAACGCTGCGGCTGTTGCTGCTCAGTCTGTTGCAGCTAATGCTTTTGTTAGCTTTCCTATAAATAATCTTTTGACTGGCGTTGCTATTAAGCATCCTGCTGGAAGCTCTAGTGTTAGCCTTATTCGTGGTTTATACCTTGTCAGCGTAAATGCTGATGTTGTTCCTGCTGCTGCTGGCAATGTTGGCTTGCAGCTTCTGAGTACCACGGAAAGCACATCTTCTGTTATTAATGGTGCGGAAAGCATTGTTACTGGCGTTGCTGACACAGCTGTGAATATTTCCTTTACCACGTTGGTTCGTGTGCGTCCGTCCTGCTGCGCTGTGAATAATACAACTAGCTTGCAGGTACAGGCAACGGCGGCAGCAACTATCAACAGAGCAGCTATTAGTGTTGTTAAATTGGCGTAAGGGGGTGTTGTTATGCACTCCTACAAAGATTATTGGAATAAGATTATAGGTGACGATACAAAAGAGAGAGCAATGGAAGAAATTGTTTGCAGTGCCCTCGAAAAGCTTAAAATGCACTGCCCAGACCTTTTTTATCGCACGTTGTATGACTTGCACTGTGTAGCTTATGGTCCTCATTTCGATGAAGCACTTGCAAAGTTGGCTGTCAGTAAGATGCAGAACACCGATGGCACTAATGGTGAGCATTGGACTTATGAGCAGACTACTCAGCTTGCAGAGCAACATAATATTAAACATAAAGCAGATTGGTATTATGTGCTGAACATGGTGTACAGTGATTATGGTGCAGCGTTCAGCGGTGACACCGGAACACTTGTCAAGATTGCTAAAGCTTATATGTGTGACCCTGATGCTCCTAGCGGAAAGGTTCTTGATTTATGGGTAGCTCAAATGAGAGCAAAGGAAAGACAATAATTATATTATTTGCGCCTGCTGTAAGGATATGCTATAATATATATGGTTTGAATTTGTTTCCATTTCGGTATCTCAATTATCTTCTTACTATTACATACGGCTAAAAAAAGCAGGTTTAGTCAGCCTGCTTTTTTGCTTGTGAGTTCCAAATGAGTTCCAAAATAAAAGCAACTGAAAAAATAAAAAAAATAAGCGCAAAGATATTCACAGCGCAATAGAAAACCGCTTGTAAAAAAGTAGTCGATTTAGTAGAATCAATATAGAGCA